TTGTCATTACTGCACAATCAACTGTTGCTTTTACTGCTACCCTCACTACTGATCCAACATGGAATATTAGTAATCAAGAAAATCCTGGAAGCGATATTAGAATGTCTGGCGGTTTCAAAAATGGTGCCGCCACTGTAAAACGCAATGATAGTCTTTCCGCGTCGCAAGTATGGGCTATCGGTGGTGCAAGTTTACGAGCAGCACCAACAGGCAGCACCTCCACTCCACTATGGTGGTTCAACCAGACAAATAATACGCTTGCGAATTATAATATTACTCATAGTGTGTACTGGAACTTAACAGACTCAAGTGCTAGTAATTTATCAAGTTATATTTTTTATTTTGCAAATGGAACAAACCTCAGCAGCGCTTCTACAACCGGAGACCTGGAAAGTGGAAATATTATTCTTGTTAGCCCAGGCATTGAAACAAGCAAGCGCTATAATTTTAGTAGTGCGTACTCTCAAGTGTTCAATGGCACCGCAGGAACAGCAGGAGCACAACCGCTATCATTTGCATTAGGGTTTACTGCTGGCATGAACGTGACAAGCCAATGTACCGCTGCGCTCACAGCGAGTGATAATAGTGATTGCAATACAACGAGTGCTGTATCAAATAGTGAGATTTTTCAGCGATATCACTTTACAATAGCCGAAAATCGATTAGTAGTGAACTGGCTCTACTTTACATTAGAGGGCGCAAGAGCAATAGCAACTGGAACAGAAGATATCATGCCAGTGTATGCGAACTGGAGCAGTCTTGCTTGGGAAGCGTTTGGAGTGGATATTACGACGGAAAACGCCACCGTAAAAAACATCACCAGTGGCGTTCTGAATATTTTGAACAGTTCTGGCATCATTAGCATGGGCGGTCATGCACTAAATTTTGATGGTACAGAAGCCATGGAAATGGATTTTGTACAAGTAGAGGTGGGGTATGACTCACCTGGACTAGAAAAAGATAGCGCGTACACTACCTACACCGACACCTTGAACCTCAGTGACTATCAAGCAATTACCAATCTCACCGTCAGGATCAATGTGACGTACTATAATACCAGTCTCTCAACAACTCATGGTAATACTGCAGCAACCGTGAGCGTCGAAGTGTATAACGGCACCCACTTTCAAGATCTTGGAAACATCAGTATCACTGCAGCAGGCATTCACAACATCAGCACGACAGATCAGGATATTCTTACTGCATGGTTCACAACAGAAAACACTGATGTGCGAGTGCGAGGAAGAGGAATGGACTGGAATAACACCTTACTTTGGGATAACATCACCTATAGTGACATAAAAGTCGTGGTGAACACCACACAAGAATATGTCAACGACAGCTTTGTACCATTCACCACAGCGATGTGTCAAGGAGGGCCGACGTTAAGTATTTGCTGGAGCAATGTCAGCAAAATAACCCCTGCAACTGTTGGGTTAACAATGAAATGGTTTGTTTGGGCAAACTCCACGTCACAATTAACAAACATCACGAGTAATTTTAGTTATATAACAACAGGTGTTGCTGCAGCACCATCTGAAAATGTAAATACAGTATTACAATTCAATAGTGGAACAATGGTGCGATTTACAGACAATGTACGCACAGGATTTGTGAAACCATGAGAGAAAACTCTGATAAATTCAATGGAGTGAAAACATTTGTCAATAGAAGAGTAACAAACATCGACATCTACAATAAATTGGAGTTCATAGAGAGAAATCTTAATGAACACATCGAAGTAGATAGAAAAATGTTCGAAAAGGTCAATTTGAAAGTAAGCATAACTAAATGGATGGCAGGAACAGCACTTACTTTTCTCATCCTCGTCATAAGCGCAGTGGTGTTGAAATGAACACAATGCTTATAAATAGTATTTGTCAAGGAGGATTTCAATGACTACATCTCGTTCTGAAGAGAAAAGGGGCAGTGATTGTACGGGCGGCGACGGAGCAACAAACAGAACCTTCACACTAGGATATGGAGGATATGTTGTAGGATCACTTGTTATTTACAGACAAGGTGCTTATCTTTATGAAATTCAAGATTATACTATTTCAGGGAATGTTATCACATTTTCAGTTGAAATTTATAATGCAGATTTTATTGATTTCAGGTATTTCACAAGCGATGGCACAGGTTTAGCGAGTGGAAGCTCTTCTTATGCAACCACATTACAATTTGTCAAAATATTAGGGATCAAAGGCGATATTCCAATGTGGGATGTTGGGAGCTCTCCAACAAGAGAAACTGTTGGTGTGGGGGATGGATCAACCACTACATTCTATTTTGACCATCGTAATGTGATTGCCACAACATACACGTTGTATTATGGAACAACTGCGGCAACAACCACTACGTTGACAGAAACAACCCATTACACTATTGATAAAACGAAGGGAAAAATCACGTTGACAGGTGCAGGTGTGACATTGGTGAGCACCAATAATATTTATGCTGAATACAGTTATTGCACGTTTGACGTATCTGACGAATATCTTGCAGATGTTTTGGCAAGAGCGCAAGCAGAAGTGGATAGTGAGCTCAACAGTTCATTCACCGATGGTACAAGCACCAACCCACAATATCCATCAATAACAGAGTATTTAGAGTCCAAAGGACAATACGATCTTACCTATTTCACATCAAATGGACCATTAAAGGACATCTCAACCACACTCAATGAAGTACTCGATACAACTGAAACTTCTATTGATGTTGCTGCAGGAGATGGGAGTTTACTCCCTAGTAGCGGTACAATTATTATTGATGAGGAAATTATTACATATACAGGTATATCTACAGATACACTCACTGGTTGTACAAGAGGCGCGTTAGGTAGTACTGCAGCCACTCATGCCACAGGTGCCGCAGTTCACACCACGGTGGTGAGTATTTCAGGAACGGGAGAGGGAACAACTCCTTCTTGGACACCTTTAGCTTGGGAATCAGATATGTTTGCCGAAGACGTGGGTGTGGGTAAGATCTATATCTATGACACTCAAATGACGAGTAACGTGTCAAGTGTTAACGCATCACTTTTGGCAAAAATAGACGTTCCAAATCGTTTCAGAGTATTCTATTTGTATGGCTATGATACTATTCCTTACGATATTACTCGCTTAACATTACTTTTGGCGAAACGAATGCTTGTCCAAGATAATATCGGTGCAAGCATTTTTAAAGGCAGAAATGAATTCGGGCCATCAATTAGTGATATTTCACAAATAGATACTGAAGAAATACGGAGAATTATGGATTCCTATCGTATTCCGCAGATGGGCAATGTATAAGTACTTGCCGCAATTCCTCTTTTTTCACAGTACGCTCCGAGGAGTGACCAATGACAACTACGCCAACACGAGTAACCTATACTAACTTCTTAAGTGAAGCGAGAAACAATATCATCGCCTTGCTTGAAAATCGTTCGAATGTTGCTGATCCTGTGACGGTGAGCACAGAATATAGGAAATGGATATACTCGCGTGAGCCTGACATTGTGGCGCAAGAGTTCAAGAACTTTCCACTTATCATTATTTATCCTGCTGCTTCCGTGTTTGCGCATGCAAGAAGCCTTGATATGAAGCGAAGAATCGTCGAACACATGATTCGGGTTGAAGTGGTGGCTTCCGACAGAGAATATAACAATAAGAATGCTAAGGGCATGGAGCACCTCGATGCAATTAGTGATAACGTGCTACAAACACTTCACAACACGACAAATAGAAACACACTCCAGGCAAATGGACTCTACAATATAGAGGTTGACACTGAAGATGTGGCAATTGAGGAGTTAAACAATACACTTGTGTATCGAAGAGGTATTAACATCAAATTTATGACAAGAAAACGGGTGAGTGTATGAGTGTTGTTCTTATAGTGAGAGTTTCAGGAATTCAACCACTCATTCAACGATTGGGAAGAATAAAGAAACTTCCTGATGTTATTTCAAACACTACGATGCAGGAGTGGGGGCAAATACTTGCCAATGATATGAAAAATGCTGCAAGGAAAGCAGGAATTGTTCCTTTCACTGGATATTTGTTTGCCCAAGGCATACGTTGGGAACAACGACCAAAAGGGAGAGTTGGAAGGCTTTTTATCGCTAAATATGGTGTGCAACTCGACAGCATGAATCCTCACTACGTTTCCTTAAAGAAAACAAGAACAAGACTCCTCGCATGGGCTGCACAAGCACGATCAGCTACGTTGCGCTTGCAATCAAGGATCGTATCAAGTGGTACAAGGGGAGTTCGTGTCGGAGTCTTGGTGAAACCGCACCCTTTCATACTTAATGGTTGGCGAAGAGCCAGACCAAAACTGAACAGCATATTACGAAGAGATGTGAAAAGAGCAATAATATAAGCACCCAAGGAAAAAAACCCGCCTGAAAGGGGTTTGGAGATGATATTATGGCAGCATTACCTGTTGAAGATGCCTGGATGGAGAAGGCATTAGTGGCAATAGCAAAACGTGGAGGATCAGATGTGAAATTTCACGCTCTTGTTGAGGATATTACTATTAGTGGGGGAGAGAAAGATATCGAAGGAGTTCCCCTTGTTAACGGAGGGAGAGTGAGAAAGTGGAGTCCACAATCAGATTTCACCATTGAAATGACTGCATATTGTCTTGCCGCAGGAACAGATACTGGCACTGATGCAGAAGGATTGTATGATCTTATGCACACAGCAGATACCAGCGCACCAGTGAGGATCACCAATGACTTTACGAGAAGTTTGTTCCGTGTTGCAGTTCTCTTCACCAACGACACCACAGTGACGAGTGCTGTTTCAGCGACAACTGATACTTACATGGCATTTCGACAAGTCTTTGCAGAAGTGGTCTTCACCAATGTATCATGGGAATTCACTGGCGATAAGCTCTTGAAGTTCACTTTCACAGGAAAATGCACTCCATTTGACAAAGGCGCAGTTGCGAATGTTGTTTTCGAAAGTTGCCAAGGAGCAAGTGGAACAGATATCCTGCCAGCTATTGCAGCATATACCACAAGCAACAAGTTTGCATAAAACCTTCTTTTTTTACTTTTTCCCTCTCTGTTTTGTGGAAAAGTCACAAAAAGAGTGATAAAAATGACAGAAAACACCCCTCAAACAACATCTCCATTCCCTGAACAAATCATGCAACGTATTAGCACTGACAAGGAAAAGAGTCTTTATATAGCGAGAATCCCTTTGGAAACGAAGAAGCGATTTACTGAACTTGCGGAGAAAGAATTTTGCAACGATTTTGGAATGACATTAAAGTGGCTTATCGACGGGATTCCTGAACAACATTTGCAAGTTATCCATGATCGCATCAATGCAATAGAAGAACAACTCATGCAATTACGAGAACAAATCACTCAACCGCAACAAGAAAAAAAAACAACTATCAAACTTTTAAATGGCAAAATCATTGAACGAGGAGGGGAATAGAATGAACGCGATAGAAAGCATACAAATAGTTTCAAGAAAATTCTTGATAGGACAACATTTACCTGAAGAAAAAAGAGCAACTATTGAAGTTTGGCCGATAGGATTGGATAAAATGTATTTGTTCGATGAATTATCTAAAGAAACCGAAACGAGGAAAAAGACAGAATTACTAATAAAAATAATATCATCTTCATTAGAAATAGAAGAGCAGGCAGCTAGAAGAATAGACATTAATTATCTCGATGAGATAATGGAAGCAATTGCTTTAGTCAGTGATATGAATAGTGATAAAAAATCAAAAATGCAAAAAATAATTGAGGAAAATAACAACAAATTGACGAAGTGACTCGATGATTTCCCAAACTGATTTTGCAAAAATAAACCAAAAGTTATTGAAAAATAAACACCAAGAAGAGATAAACCTCGGTTTTATTTTCAAAGAGTTTTCCTGTGTTGAGTTATTTATTGGTGCAAAGTATGATGTGTTCGACAGCAATGGACATAAAACACACACCATTGTGAAACGTCCGATCAACATAGCACAATGTAATACATTATTCAATATATTAGAAGAATTCAAAAAAGAAGAAATTCGTCAGACGAAAAAGAAGTGATTGATGGTAAATGAACGAATAATCATTGAAACAATACTTGTTGATGGAGCATATGTCAAAGCTGCCGATAGAATTTCTAAATCAACAGATTTAGTTGCAAGAAAAATTATGGCATTGCAAAAAATAACTATGCCTTTAGCTCAGAATTATGACCATTTGAGAAATATGTTTGATTCGAATGTGGGGAGCATGAGAAAAATGAACAACATCATCAAACAAACAACATTCACTTTTAAACAAAATGTCATGGCAATGTTAGGAGTTATGTTTTTTGGACAAATGCTCAGTAGAACATTTAGTGCACTATTACAACCTGCAATGGAGGTATATGGTTTTTTCGAATTATGGAATGCTTTATTACTTATAACTATGATTCCGTTGATGGATTTGCTATTGGAACCATTCCTCGCATTATTCGATCTATTCATCAGCCTTCCAGAGCCAGTGCAATTAGCTATTGGCATTTTCTCAGCTTTAATGGTGGTGTTGGGATCTGTGTTAAGTGTTGTTGGATCACTAGCACTCGGAGTTAACGCATTGTTAATGTTCTTTGGAATCGCTGGGCCAATTATGATTACTGGATTCATCGCAGCACTAGGCCCTATTTTATTAATTGCGGCTGCAATCATAGCAGTTGCAGCACTAATTTATCTCGCATGGACTAATAATTTTGGAGGAATTAGAGATTGGATCATGGTAGCAATTAATGGAATAAAACAACACCTCTCAGGATTTGTGAATTATTTTTCAGGATTGTTTAAAATGATATTTTCTTTATTCACAGGAGATGTAGAGGGATTCAAAAAAGCATTTTTTCAAACAATTGGTGGATTAAAAGATATACTTCTTGGATTAGTTTATTTTGTCGGAAGTTTAGCAGTTACTCTTGGTCTTGCACTACTCAATGGAATGGTTAATATCATAATGACTCTTGGAAAAGTTGTTGCTGATGCACTGTGGAGCATTCTCCCAAATTGGTTCAAACGATTACTTACAGAAGGGGCGAGTTTTGTTAAGAGCTTATTCAGCGCAGCAGGAGGAGAAAAAGGTGGAGAACCGAAAAAGTTCAATGATTTTATTATGCGACCAGGTCAAGCACCAATCTCATTTAGCCCACAAGATACAGTTATTGGCGCAAAAGATCTTGGTGGAATTAGTGGTGGGAATGGAATAACAATAAATCAAACAACAAATATAAGTGCTTTGACGATGAATGAAATACAGCGCATGATTGATGACTCTAACAGGAAACTTGTCGATGATGTCAGGAGATTGGTGAGAGTATGAGTGACACAGATCAAACAATTATTAATAATGTCATTATTGGATCAGGTGGTAGTAATCAGGTTACTGTTTATTCTTCAAAAGTTTCTGAAAACTACACTAAAAAGTTGGTAAGTTTCACCCCCCCTAAATCGTTTCAAAAAAGAAATGAAGGGCCAAATGCAACAAAAATAATCGACTTGTTACGTATAGAAACGAGGTTCACAGTTGATGGATATGTTGATCGTGCTGATCGTACGAAGTTGCGTAATTGTTTTAAAACAGGTGGAATAATAATCATGGTGTGGGATGGAGATAATTATGACATCAACATTGAAAAATTAAACATAGATAAATCAAATAGAGAAGATCAAGATGAATATCCAGTTACTTTCACTGTCCTTGTTGGCGAGGAACCATGAACAAGAGTTTATATTTCTTTTTTGTTCTTATTCTTCTTAGTGCATGTACACAAAATTCAACTGCACCAACTGGAGCAGATGTTGTTGTCAGAACTCCTGCGGGAGATGTCCTTGAAAGTCAAGCATATTCACTCATACTCTCCAACGATACGAAATATGCGAATGGCACAACGATAACAAAATTTGAAATAAGAGATATTGATAACAATATTGTAACGTCTGGCATTGTTGAAAGTGTTGAATATACTGGAGAAGGAGTTTCAAAAATACGCAAGGGTGATGCTTATTCTATTTTGAATAATAATGGACATATTTTCCAGAAACATTTGAGTACGGGGATAAGTGGTAACTTTCTTAAAACAGAGGTGGTATCGTGAAGAAGATTCTTCTTGTTATTTTGTTACTCTTCATCGTGCAATTAGTTCTATCGGTACCAGGAGACGTGTTATATCGTTTTCCCAATGGAACAGTTAACCAAGATTTCAATGGAACAATGCTTGCATATAACGGACAGAACATAAGTCTATTAACTAATTCTATTAATAACGGAACTTTCAACTACACAACAAGAATTTTTAATACAACAACATATAATTTGACCTTCATATATGAAGATACTGGTGTGTCATACAGTGCAGGCAAGAATCTATTTATTGGGTTTACCAACGACACAGCACTCGATCAATACGGTGCAGGATTATCTATAGGTACATGTAACACTAATTTCAACTCATATGGTTTTTACTCCAACTTAACTGGCTGCACCATCCCTGCACAAGCTGCAAGAAGTGTTGGTAATCATACTATTACTCTTTGGTGGAATGCAACAGCATCGAACAATAATGTGAAGATGTATGTTGATGGAGTGTTGAATCCTGAAAACGGCACACATAATGTCAGTGCAAGAACTGGTAATTTATTCACTGCTTTTTTTTATCATGGCAATTCTATTGGAGAAAATACAACTATAAGAAATTTCACTATTTGCGATACTTATTGCGGAGTGGCAAGTAGTACAAATACCACAGTAAACATAACTATTCAAGGTGCATTTCAAAACATCAGTGCAGAGTTGAATAGTCCTCTTTCATTGAATGCGACAAATAATCTAGGAGTTGTGTGTATAGATATTATTCATCCTTCCTATGGGATCAATTATACTTGTGCCAACCTCAGCACATTTTTGTCATTCAATATTTCTTTCTTCGAAAGAAGTATATTACATGATGGCAACATAACAAGAAATCTTAGTGTAAATAGCACCCGAAATCAAACGATTAATATTAGTGCTCATCAATTCGATGAAGTTGATAGCTTGAAGATCAGCATTCTTGGACACAAAGGGGGAACAAACTTTCCAACAAATGTTAAGATTTATGTCAACGGAACACTTTCAAACAATATAGGTTTATTACAAAATATCACTTCTGGAGAACTCAATTCATTTAATGATACAGATTTAAACAAATCATCAGTCTTCATCCTATCTGAAACGCGAATAATTGGATATTTTAGATTACCTAAGAATGCCAATATGACATCTTCTTATGTCAATTTCACAGGAAGTAGTGATTATTCACTTCAAGAAACAGCCAACAATATTAGCTCAAGCCAATCAAGCAATGAGGTGCTGCAAAATTATACAAAACCATCGAGTGCTTCGAACAATAGTGTTTGGCAAGTCTATTATAACAATGCCGGAACCAATTCATACACTAATCTCTCATTTTCCGCATCGTGTTGGAATTACAATGAAACAAAAATGTTAACAAAAATAACATCCGGTACAGGAAGTGTTGTGTATTCATGTTATAACGGCACTGCGTGGCACACATTATTAAGTGCGGCAACAAGTGGTTGCACTCCAACGGCATCATGTAGTCCATCTTACCCATCAGGACAAGCCTTAGTCAGTGTTCTTTATGATGGATTATATACTACCGGAGCGCAATACACTGGAACATACAATGATTGGTGCAGTTCTGCTTGTTCAGATAGAATCATTGTATATGAAGATGCGATGTATTGGAATATTGCTCCACTAGATCCTTGGATGGAAGTGGGAGTTATCAATGGATCAAAAGATTGGAATTACACAAGTACATTTAATGTCAGTAACAATAGAAGTAATAACTTTTCAGGAAAGATTATGACATTTCTCAATGAATGTACTGAAGACAGTGAAGGGTACTGTAATGTTCCTATGTATGTCTATAGCACCGGAGGAACAATTAATATCACTGGATTGAAATTACAATATGATTTTAATATAAATCCTGTTGTTATTTCAAGAACAATTGTTGAAGCTTTTTTAAATGGAAGCAGAAATACAACAACTATTCCTATAACGTTTACCAGTTCTGAAAATGGAACAATAGAATTAAAAAATATAAGTTATAAATATGCTGGTGGAAACAACACCATTCAAATAATTGCCCACACTTCGGACTACGTATATAATAAAAGTATAGCTGTAACATATCACCACAGTAGATGGAATTTTTCTTTCCCACGATTCGTGTCATTCTTAGAATTTATCCCAAAAACTCCTACTTCAAAAAACATAACTCCTTTTGGTCAAACAACAAACACCGCGATATTTAAGATGAATAACTTGGCATATGGGGGAAAAAACTACAATTTTAGCATCTATATCAATGAGTCAATGTCTTGTGTGAATATCAGCGCAGGAAACTCTTCAAACTCAACATTGAAAATATTACTCACACCAACAAATTGGACGTATCTCAGCAATAATATAACGTATTTACAACCACACAATATTTTTCTTTTCGCGGATTACTCTTGCAACAGTACAACTGGATGGAGATTGCTTAAACCAAAAATATATTTACGCGCTTGCGCAGAAGAAACAATATGTAGTAATGCAACAACTTGAGGACTTATGGCAGTACGCAACATCGGGGGTATTGATACACATGTTTGGGTTCCCCCCACTTATTCAGCACTTTTTAAATTAACTGTCACTAGAGCAGATGGAACTGTTGATGATATTACAAATATTGCATCATTTAAATTGAAAGATGGTGTTACCGATAGCATAGGTAATTTTGAATTCAGTATCCCGAATGTATCTGAAAATTACACAAGTATCTGGACGGGGATGGAGGTGTTCAAATATTATTGTGATTATGCGACAACTGCAACGACCATTCGTTTTCTAGGAAGATGTGAGAAAATAGCATACCGCGATAATAATGTTGTTGTTTCTGGCAGAAGTGAAGCGCTCTTTCTTATGGAAAAAAATGTGAATGAAGTATATATATCTCAAGATGCAGGAGCAGTTATTATTGACATCATCACAACATACGGAGGAGGTAGATTCACAACAACAAATGTCACGAATCCATATGGAACAAACATATCACTTAATTTTAATCAAAAACCATTTTTTCAAGCAATACAAGAGATTTGTGAACTCGTTGGGGCTGATTTCTATATTGATGCATCGAGTGGTGCGCGATTTTTCGAGAAAAACACGGTGCGAAACACAACTGATGCTATGGTGCATGAATATAATATTTTTGAAGTATCTGATTTTGCCGATGACTTGCTACAAGTTAAGAATAAAATAAGAGTGATTGGAGCAACAATTGATGGTGTGCAAGTATTTGCAACGGCAAAAGATCAAACCAGCATCACCGCATATGGTGAGAGGAACTTAATTATACAAGATGATAGCGTTGAAATTACTGCTCAAGCACAAGAAAAGGCAGATTTTGTTCTCGCAGAAAAGAAGATTCCTCCGAAAGTTGGCGAAATATCGAGCATTATGCTTGCCACATTGCAACCTGGAGAGAATCTTCTACTCAGTGATCCGGCAAATAATCTTCCCCCTCAATACTATCGCATCATCTCTTTCGAACAATCATTTGACAGAGATGGGGATAGCACTCCCATGACAGTTGTGAGTGTCGAACGAGAAACTATTCGTATGACGCACTTAATGAAGCAGCGAGTTGAAATAGAAAGTTTAAGAACAGAAACGAGCAATAATCCTTATGATTTAGATAATGGTAAGGTGTTCTTATTCGACTCAGATGAAGGGATTCACTCATCAACGCAAATAATTAATGGGGTGCTTAAACCAACAACAACAAATGGCACTTGGACAAGTGGTGCAACTCCTGCAAATTCAAATATCACAGACATATATTTGCTTCCAATTGGGGAAACACTAACAGGTGCTTCATTCTTTATTAGTGCAAATGGGGGGATTTCTTATGAATTAATAGTTCCAAGAACACTGCACACCATTAGCTCTGCAGCAGGAACGAGTTTAGCGTTAAAAGTCACTTTTTCAAATGCAGATACACAAATAGATAGCATTAATATCATGTATGACAAAGAATAGATATATAGGAGGAGAATACCATGACGAACAAGAAACTTGCTGCTTCGGCAGAACCAATGACTCAGAAATACAGTTTTAAGGGGTACAAATTCAAGGCTTTTTTAATGGGAAATAAAGAAGCATTGAAACTTGTGATTGCAGCCATACTTGCGTTTGCAGCATATGGAGTGAACATAGTGTCGAATCCAACACTCAATGGCCTCACCTCTGCACTCGTCGCAGCAGGAACAAAATTCACCCTTGATGCAATTGACTTTTGGCTCAAAGAATGAACCCTCAAAAGAAGTTGGAAGTGCTTGAGAAAACAAAGGGGCATGTGCGACATCCACAATGGTCAAGAATAAGAAAGCAATTTTTACTTGGGAAGGTGTGTGCGGTGTGTGGAGGAAAGAAAAGTCTTGAAGCACACCACATTATTCCTTTCCATGCGAATCCCACGCTTGAGTTGAAAAAGTCGAATCTCATCGCATTGTGTGAAGGAAAGAAGACTATTTTATGCCATTTAGTCATTGGACACGGGGGGAACTATAAAGATGTGAATCCTTATTGTAAAGAAACTGCTGCATTTCTTAAGTGGCTTTTAACAACCAAACAACTTGCAGAACGAGCACTCACCCACGACATTCAGAAGAGAAAAGAATTACATGTTCATTTCAACCAATTATTGAAAAAACTACCATGATCCTTCATAAAAGGATAAAGCATAGCTAGAGGTGGGCAAAGCATCTTCCCCACAACCCCTCAAAACAGTTTGCCATGGACAACCCCTCTAGCTATGCTTCTTTCCCCAACATTGACCTAGAAAGAAAATGATTCGTCAGGAAATTCTTGCCTGCTCAATCCATATTCCATCCTGTGCAGCTCAATGTTTTTTCTTTTGGCACAAATTCCACTCACAACAAGCCTTCTTAATGCTCCATGCACTGTGGAATAAGGCATATTAGAGGTGCTTGTGAAAAACTCAACAGTCTTTGGCCCATCGACGAGAGAAATGACGAATCGTAGGTCTTTCTTTCTCTTTGTCAATGCCCAATCTACACCCATCCAAAACTCCTTATTTGCCACGGAAAACACGCTCCTTTACGTTTTTAAGAAACTCATCGACTGCAATTTGGCTGATAACTCCTTGTTTTTGCACAGCGAGAATTGATTGGTAATTTGCTTTCTCATCTTCAGTCATCTTTGACATCCAATCATCACCAATGATCTCTTCTTTCACATTGATTTGTTCATGTTTGAGCTCTTTTTCTATCTTCACACCTGTGTGGTGGGTGCTCATCTTATTCGAGGCTGCAGGGATTGTTCCTTTGAATGGTTTCACTTCCTTAATGACGCTACGGATCTGTTTTTCTTTACTCCCATCACGTCTTGTGTATTCTGCTTCATAGTCATCTATGTTGATTTCAGCCCAATTCCCGATAAGTGTATCTGTATCAAGAACACTCTTCGCATCAAATTTCCAACCCAATGCTTCAAATGTTGCTGTTGGTTTCGTTCCTGGCTTTATTGCTGATTGATAACTCCCATCTTGGTTTTTGTACTCGGTATAGACAAATGCAGGTATGATGACATCTTTCACGATGTTTGATTGTGGCTCATAGGTAACTTGTTGACCAATAGTTTCTTTACCATTGCTTTCGTCGATCTTATGTATTGCAAAGAAGAGGATCATTTGTTTGCCGAACTTACCTATGTGGGCATTGCCTTCAGTATCGACTCGTTGTTTTGCTTCTGTTAACTGACCAACATAATAACCCTTTCTAATGTGTGGTGGTTTTTCAAAAGCTGTGTTTGCTTCCGTTGGCTGTAGTATTGCCATTGTTGTACACTCCGTCCTGAGTTGTGCCTTTTCTAGTAGTTGGCGAATAAAGGACTATAAGGTGGTGGCGAATTGGTCATTTTCGCCACCGTGTATGAGGTGGTGTCTCGTAGTTGGGTTTTCTCCCATCGACCAAAGACATAAAGTATATCCTATTATTTAAATCTTGCGCACTTAATTTTAGACTCATCATACAAGCCTATGTCTTGCAGGAACTCGTGAATATATGAACAGGACAGTGTATAGGAGGTGTTGTTATTGCTTATGCGGTGTGTCAGTTTCTCTTGCAGCAAAGGAGTACTAAGCTTCGCATTCCATTCTCCAAGCATAGATAATGTAGTATTTTCATCATTTAATTTCGATAATTCATTCACAAGGATAAACGCAGCTCTTTGGTGGCCATCTCCTGCTTGTTTAAACTCGTCTGAAAGTATGAATTGAACACAAGGTCGTAATGTTGCTGTTTTTTCCCCTTGATTTAACCAAGCCCCAAGGTGAGCATTCTTTTGCCGTTGTGTCTTTTTCGAAGTATTGAAAGCTGATCGCAGAAACTCTTCAACAATGATTGTGAAGTTTGGGGGCCTACTGAGACGCATTTCACCGAGTATTGGTTGGAATTTGTTGTCTTCATTGAAAATCATTGGAATGTTACTGATTGCCTCTTGTTTGTACCCAAGAAAGGTTTTAAATCCTCTTTTATTTCTGCTTAATTCACTTCTAATGAGATGTCTGCTTTTCACTAATTGTTTATCGAATTTGTAGATTTTGAGATCCCAGCAGTTCACGCACTTTTCTCGCAACCACTCAATAAATTTCTTCCTGAATACGTTTTTCGATGAGAAAAGATGGAAAATATCATCTTGCAAATGTTGTGGAATTGTGAGAAACACCTCCCAATCAAGCCAGAGATGTGTGTGGATGCTTTTTCCTCCACTGTAATAATAATGTGGAATAAATCCTTTCTCTTCAAGTATTGCTCCAATAACTTTTATTGCTTTAGCGTTTTCCTCATATTCTGGATAATCGCTTTCTATAAGCACCTCATTGTGAAGTAAATTACGATGAATATCAACCGCAGTAATGAACTCAGTCATATTCATATTAAGATAAAACCCCTTCCAAGGAGTGAATTTATTTGTTTCAGGATCATGGCAAGAAAGTTCAAGTCCATTTTCTGAGAGCATATTCAACTCAAAGAGCCGATGGTATCGTTTGAGTCCTATTTGGTCGTCCTCGAGTGTTCTGCCGTGAAGAAAATCCCATAATCGGTATTCTTTTTCTTTTGTTGCGAAGAACGACATCATCCACCCCATAATTTCTTCCAACTAATGTGGCAATGCGTTTTCATAGGGGGGAGATGAACATCTTCCCAAGAACATCTTTTCAATAAATTGCATTTTCCCACTCTAACCACAAATATGTAGATTGCTTTTTTATTGTGGTCTTCACTCACCCGTTTTAATGCGAGATGATTTTGTTTGTTAATTGCAAATCTCCCAATTTGCCAACCTTTTCTTTTCCCTGATCGTGTAAATGCGTCGCAACTCTTTACTTCAATGAGATAGTTCTTTGTTTCGAGATCATATTCTGAATAACTACTTTCTCTTGCTTTGAAGAAATTCCTCACATAGTCTTCTGCAGCTTGACCATTCTCACGTTGTTTGTTCATAACTCACCCACTGTTAAGACTCTCCTCGTGCTCCCCCTTTTTCTTCTTATCAAAATAAAATGGATAAATCTGCATACCACTTTCTAATACCAATCCTTGTTCTTTTAATATTACCATACCGCGATAAAATTCATCACGACGAATGTGGAGTTCCACTTTGCGATAGAACTCTCCCACTTCCAACATTCTCTTTTCCTCCGTGAGCTGCTTGAATAACCACTGACAGAACTCAGGAAGATAATGGATGCGACGCTCAACAGGTGCTTTTTTTATGTTATTAACATCAATCCAAGAAGTTATTACTTTGCACCACACATCTCGTAACCGTTCATAATCTTGCGGTTGAGCAGTGAATGTCTCATCACGTTCAAAAAGACATCTTGTTTTAATGATGCCATCCATCACACAATCAATGTGGTGTGAGTGCCTAGCATCATAGTGGCGATGTAGTTCAGTACTTAATACAGGGATCACTTCCTCTTGTATTTCTGCCACTTTCTCATCATTCCATTTTGCCGGAAAACTCTGCAAGTAGTCGAAAATACTCACCCAAGTGTTCAACTCAGCATTCCATTTATATTCTTCAAGTTTCTTATCTTTACTTCTTCTGATGATCTTCACATGGTCGCTGTCTTCGTTTTGATAGTACACGAGCCATCGACTCAAGAAACTCTCATCACTGGTGCGCAACAAATCCTCCATAGTATATGTATCACGCACAGGATTGGTTGCTGCCAACACTCTCGCAGTTGTATTCGGACGTATTTTCGCCACACCACTCCCCATTTCACGCTTTTGATGTTCAAGTAAATCATTCATCATTGCGATGCGCTCTTCTCGTCGATCATCTGTCATTGATGATTGAGAGGAAGATAACACGCAACGTAGAAACTCATCACAAAATGCAAAACGATTTGCTTCGACGAGATAACCAGGTTTCGGTGGTTTTTGTGAGAAACTAGGAACAAGGCTCTTCAAAGTACTATTCGCACCACTGAAGACGCTGTTCACTTCTTTGCTTCTCGCATGAAGACAGTTCAATAAGACTGATTTCCCTGTGTGTTTAATACCTGTTATGAGAATATGTAATGGGTACACTGCAATGATGCCTGACGGGTGATGGGTAAGCCATGACCACATCAACCATTTGAACCATTCCGGTTGCTTCATAAGATAGTTTTTACCGCCCACGACAATAGTGAAAGGATAATTGAATGTGTTCTTCTCAGTGACTTGCATCACATCCATTTGTGCGAAGAATTCTGCATGAGATTTGTATTGAATAATTCTATTCTTTGCTTTTTGTATGAAAAAGAATGGCAGTTTTGAGGGTAGTCTCGCGCTCTCAGTGAGTATTTTATTGTCATCAACTTGCACCACCATACCACTTAATACATATTCTCCTGCGTCGAGGAGATCTTTAGATAACACAATGAAATCTTCTTGCTTGTCTGAGAGGAAACGATACACCCTCATGGGGAACTCAAGATCACGCACTTTGTAGAAGTTTCTTGTATCAACTTTTTCCCCGAATAATCCTATTTGTCGTAGTAAAGGTTTTCCCGTGTCGGTGTCTTTTTTTATGCTTTCAAGCATTGAGGCAAGGGGAATGTTCACAACATTATCGTAGAACTCCCCTGTTATTTTACCTCCAACTGTTGTTTCCATGCTGATGAAGAACTTTATATCTCCTGTTTTTTTCCAAACTCCGTTGGTTAGTATTTTCAGTTGATGATAATTCAACAATTCTGGAATCCCTACAACTCCTTCTTTTATGTGACTGATTGCTGAATACGCATCAATGAGCTGCTGCGGAATACTGTTTTCTTTCTCCTCATACAAACTAATCTGTTTTACTTCGCCAAAGCGGTTAATGTATTCTTCAATAAACGCAACATCTTGTTCGGTGATGGCAGGATGGGCAAAGACAAGAAAGTTGTAAAGTTTCCTTAATGCGTCAAGTAGATCTTGTTTTTTTTCTTCTTGAAATATCTCAGGGATATTGGCACAATGTACTGCAACTCCCAGTTCTATTTCTCGCCAAAACTCTTTTCCCCCAAAACGGTTTTTGACCTCTGTGACCACCACTTCTCGCAATGTGACTGCTTCGCTCAAGGATCACCATTGAGTATGCGAAGTTCAATTATTTCTGTGACATTAATATAGAATTCAGTGTCTTCTTTCTCATCATGGATACAGAGAGTTTTTATGCTTTCGTCGTATGAAAGTACTTTACCTTTGACATAGCTAGTACGTTCCCCTCGTTTGTAGACAATATTTGCCCTATCCCCTATAATCCTTTCGTACATCAACTTCCTCCATCCTTCAAAGAAAAATGTGTTTTTGAAGAAGGGAGTATTTAAATCTTATCATTGAGTTTTTTCTTTCTTTGACATCGCTTAAATGGTAGTTTGAGGGAATAACTACACCGCATACAACGCGAGAACAAAGAATGGATGTATATGACGCTTTTTCCACACCCTTTCGGACACCAATGACGAGAGGATCCTTTTTGCATAGAGAGTATTTCTTCATCAGTGGTGGCTATTTTTGTTTGTTTTCTTCGCAGCGTCACAGATCCTCATAGATAATGGTGTTGAACCCTTTGCTTTGATATACTACGAATTTTGCATAAGGTACTGTTAATTTTAATGGGGCGAGTTCTTCAAGAATGAATTGTTTCCCACTGCGCAGTTGTTCCATGGCTTTGTGTTTTTTCACATAGCTGCCCTTGAGTTCAACTGGAACACCATATGTATCATAAATGAGTATGAGATCACAAAATTTTCTTTGTATGTTGGTATTTGGAACAAACCATTTTCCATCTTTAATAATCCATTTTACGTTTGAAATGCTTTCATCAATACTTTGAAGATTATTAACGAGGTTCTCAAGATACATATCATGCATATTTGAATACTGTTTCACTTGTTTATATTGCACGTTATTCTTCCCCCTCTCGATAGACACAATAAATATTCTCATATCGTAAATCAAGTCTTTTATCTTCTATAAAATCATGGAATGCTTGTTGTCGTTCTTCATTCCAAGATAGGAAGTCTTCAGGAAGTGAATCTTCTAACGTATTAAATACTCGCTGTTTTTCTTTTGGTAAATGCTTTTTATAAAACATCACCTATTTTTATTTTCTTGTTTTTTAATACTTTCTACATGGAACTCAAGCCCTAGTATAAATGGCAGCTCTCATTTGATCTCCGTCTTCCACTTGCCATAATCAAGTCTTGTTTTACACCGAGGACAGAAACCCGAGGGTTTGCAGGGGGGGTTTATTTTTGAAGGGTCTGCCCAGTTTCTTACCTTGCGCCTTAGCTCTGGCCAAACCTAAAAGAGTCCTTTCCCGAATCCTGTCTCTTTCAAAGTTCGCCATGATCGCCAACATATTCGCCATCAACCTTCCAGCCGCAGTACTAAGATCAATTCCTTCCTTCAAGCTCACCAAAGCTTTTCCGTTCTGGCTAAACTCCTCAAGCTCAAAGATCAACTCCGAAGCAGTCCTACCCCACCTATCCAAACACCAAAAGGCAACACCATCAACCTCATTAAGGCGCATCTTCCTCAACACGCGCTCTTTCTCTGGTCTGGTATCTTTGCTTGTGATTTCATCAACAAACTCGCCAATAACTTCATGCTGTGCACTGACCGCCCACTTCCGCAGTTCCAATAGTTGATTTTCTGGATTCTGACCTAATGCTTTACTGACTCTTGCGTATAATGCGATTCTCAAACTGTGACCTCCGTTATTTGCAAACAATGACCCCTACCTATTATTTGGGGTATATCGACGACAATACATATCCCCTCCCACTCGATAGCTAAACTATCAGTCCATTATTTGAGTGTGCAATCAACTCCGCAGTTGTAGCAGAAGGGTTTTCCTTGCTGCGATTCGAAAACTACAGGTGTGCTGCAATAGGCACAGTAGCCAGGACTTTTGTTGAGCAATATGGGCTTCATTGTAGCACCGCGCATTCTCCTTCTCCATGAAACCAAAGACTACATTTATAAGGTTTACAGGACTCTCTAAGATCTTGAACTCTAACTCCTGAAGTGCAGATGAAAGACTTTGTTTCATAAGGAGCTTCTTCAATACCACTGACAGAAATAGTCTCTATTGTTTCTTGCGTCTCATGCGTTTCTTGCGTCTCATGCCATTTGGAAACCAACTTCAAGACAATGATAAGCAAGAAAAGCCCCAATACTATAAGAGAGCCGACAGCCCACTGTAAAGACCTAACCTGACGTCCCAACTCCTTATCAGATAATGGCTTGTTATTCACATGAGCACCTGCTCGTGCAAATCTTGCAATCTTTTGTTTTGCAATGAAGACAGTCAATGCAAACTCTCTCCTGATCAAAATATTCCGTTTGATGAGGAAATATCGACTTAGTTGTTTTCAAGGAGCACCCCAACAACTTCCGCAAGAGATTTTTTCTTGAACTTTACTCGTAGTTCCCAAAGTTTTTGATGTTGCTCTTCAGTTACAAGAATTTGTTTCATGCTTCCTCCACTCTCTTAATTTCCTAATGGCGTATGCGTCGGCATCTCGCTCACTGAACTTGCCTTTTGCACCCCAAACACGGTAACCTTTTGGAATTTTTGCTTGCCACATATGACGCAGTTCGTGAGCCATCACAAAGATAACCATTTCCAAGCGACTCCTTATTTTGAAGGCTATGTATCCTCCGTGTCCTGATGTCGTGAGAAATTTCTTTATTTCAGTTTTCTGCACGCTAACGATAACGAATGGTGATGCAGTGGAATGATAGCTACTTCCTTTTGTATAGGCTCTTCCTCTTACTCCTCCATACTTGGAGTTCTTTATCATCACATCGAAGTTGCTAATGTTGGGAGGTCGAACAAACCGAATAATTTCTCTAATAGTGTCATCTTCAATATCCGTCGAGTTGTGTAATTTCATAAGGTTGTTAAGTATGTGAACTATATATACTTTGTGGAAAAGAAATATTTAAACAATGGCTTCATTCTTTTTCAACCTCTCTTATGATGTATTCAGCTAATTGTTTCCAGTGCATATCAACCCAATTCTCACCGTCCCAATCAGGTTCACCAGCAGTATGACAAGCAGTCTCTATCTTTGCTTTCAACTCATCAGACAAGAGCTTGGTTGTCATGCTTTCCACTCCTTATGTTTTATTCCTATCTTCGTTTCAGAGTAATGACTTCTATCACAATCGATGCAGTAGTAAAAGGGCTTCTCATTTTTTGCCAAAGCAATACCCTCCAACTGCTGCAATTTAGCATCCAACCATGATACTGAATCCTACAGGGAAGTCTGTATTGAACGATTGTTCGTACCACCAGAACATCCCGTAACCCATAAGAGCAGGAGCAAGTGGAAATAATAACACTTTGAAGATGAGCCACAAGAGCTTAAAGTCTGGTTTCTTCTTCTCAGATAATGGCTTCATTCGGTCCATCTCCCGAAGTGTAACCCAGGACAAATACCATCACTCGGATGAACGAAATGTTCAACTCGTGACTTACCACACTTACGACACGAATGTGGACGCTTCACAACCTGAGCAGCATTAACCCCCCAAGCACCCAACTCAACACCGTTCTGTTGCTTGCTTGTCATGTCGTTTTTTTCCTACCACATCGTCGGCAATGTTCTAATAGTTCTGGATTGGAAATATTACAGGCACATATCCAAGGGGTAATCGTCACACTGTCTCGCAGCTTCATTTTTGCAGTTCTCTTAGTTCTTTGATAATTATCCCTAAGTTCTTATTGATAGAATCCATATCCGTAAACGTGGGCTTATGTAATCGAGTCACAAAATGAGCACTAATATAAGCATTCATACCATACAATTTATCAATCACATCACTCAACTCCGACTTCATAGTTCTTCTACCCCTTTGTACTGCTTATACCAATTATGATAGAGAGCATAAGTCTCGCTGTAGCCAGTTAATCTTTCTAATTGCAGGATATGGAGGAATTCATCCTCCAATAATTCTCGCTTTTTCTCCACCACTCTCAACACTTCGATGTGATTATTATAACGATGAATATTTTTACTAATGACGTCTAAATTATTCGCAATCACTTCCAACTTGTTTCTTCTATCTTTCATGTGAATCACTCATCAATCGAACTTATGTTCTTAACAATTTTTTTGTACACGTCTTGCAAAGACTATATCGTGGTTTTGTACGTAGGAAATCATCGCCCCAAAACATTGATTTTGTACTACATAACGGACGAATACGATACGTCTTAAAGTAATGATAATATCCTGGACTGAATGCTGTTCGTTTCCATCCATTTGTTCTCATTTGAAACTCACCCAGATAACCCATATAAAAATAATGAGGAGTATGCAATAAACAAATACTGCTTGCCTCCATTCCCCTTTATAATTTTCTTGCGTCATTCATTCACCTATGCCTGTCTTTCCGAGCTGTCAACTATTTGACTACAACCCGAAGCATGCCCGGATTTACGACTGCAGCCAGTCCATCCACCATAGTTGGTTAGGATTATAACTATTTACCCCTTTTCCTTCGTGGAACATAACATATCTGTGTGCCGTCTGATCTATTGCCAACAATGCCATCCACCATTTTTGTTGAATATGCGTTCACAGCAACTTCGCAAACAGACACAGTATAATTTGGCATCCAATGCACAGGATATTTTAAATCCGTTGTTGTTCGTCCTTCGTTACTGATTGGCCACGCAGTTGCAGAACCAATGAGTATGAGAGTTAATGCTAATAATAATGCTTTGTCCATACGTCTCCTCCTCGTGCTATACGTTGCAGCTTTGCTTGTTTAATGGTGTGTTTCTGCGAGCACAAATCACAAAACTCATAGAGTTGTCGCCCACAATCTTCGCAATAAATCATACAACCTCTATGTGTGCTTGCCCGAATTTACGCATCTCAATTGCCTTCAAAATCTTTTCTCTGCAGGCAACAGGATCATCAAAATTTAAATACACCTTAATAGCTCCCCCCTTCGCAGGTGTTCCCAATTCTATTGAATCGGCATTCTCATTTTTGTGTATGTGTGTTGTTATATCTGTCATACCATCCCCTCCTCAACTATATCATCATAAAATACAAATAATACATATTCTTGTGTGATTCCTTCATTGCTTGATGATTCTACATAACTCGCTTGCACTTCAACAACATCATGTTTTTTAGCGAAAAGATTAAACTCTCGCTCAACTATGTGTTTATCAGCAGAGCTAATAATTTTCAACATTCTTCTTGTGTAACCAACACTCATAATTTCCCCTCTTTATTCACACCGCTATTGTGTTGCAAGATGTTTAATTGTGCGGTGTTCTTCCACGTCTCAAGCTCAATATCAATGATTTGATTTTCCAAAGCATCAAGACGCTGCGCAAGCTTCACATACATAGTGTATTGCTCCGATGCTTTCATTTGCTCCCATTCTTCTTCATTGACTGTCATAGTTTGATCTCCAACATCTCTTCACTATGTTTGCACTTCATCATTATCTTCCTAAATACGGATGATTTTCATCCAAATACTTTTCTGTGAATGCAATCCATTGATCGTGGGTGAGTAATTGCCAACCACGATTAACACCACGCTCTGTATAATCGTACAAATGCCAGAGTTCTATGAGTTTGTGCTCTTGGGGAATTTCGCCTAAAAAGTCGTCGATACTCTCCGGTTCGAGTGGTGCCATAGATATAATATAGTTGATTTACTGATTTATAAACACGCTTTATTGCAACATCTACCATCATTGCGCCTTGTTCACTTGTTTTGGTTTCTGCACTTCAGTAAGTTCTCTCTCCACTTCTTCGTGTAAGACTTTAAAGAGTCTTCGAACGTGTTGGCGAAAGACAAGATCATCTTCTTCGTCCATTGGTGCAGGTTCTTCATTGATGCCCAACGTCACCTTATCAAAATTGCGGCTTAATGCCACTTGTGCGTTAATTTTAATTTCCCTTATTGCCATTGTGTTCAACCTCTTCAATAGTATATACTCTTTTATTTAAACCTTGCTCTCGACATTTTTCAACAAAATGTTAAGTTCTTCTTCAATCCCTTTAAGTTTTGCTTCTGTTTGTTCTTGCTTCCCCGCCAACACTCTTAAATGATATTGTGCACTGAGCCGCTTGCGCAGCAACACTTTTATCTGCTTCTTGTGAAAACCATATTTGTATTGCTGAAACACCATATTATTCCCACCTTGTTACTACGTTACGTTCTTGTTGTTGGTGCTTCTTATAGGGGCAAGAATATTCTCGATTCCAGAAATTAGGTAAGGTGCTTGTGTGTCTGCCATTTAATACAGGCAACTTCCGGCAATGCAATAAAAACTCATCTTGTTTACAAGAGAATGCCCGCCAATTCAAGAAACAATGTTCTTTAATGATCTTGCGAATCATACTCCCTTGCTTCACAAGTTCCGGCTCCTGATCTTTCACCATCCACACATCAATATATGCTTCCAACCCTCTTGTAATGAACCTCGTTTCACTGGTGCTCAGCACAATTGTAATATTCTTCTGCCGTGCAAGGCTTAAGACGATTTGCAACGCTTCATTGGCATGGTGGTCATATGTTCTTAAATGAAGTTGTGGTTCATCAAGCCAAAGAATACAGTCTTCCAGCTCAGGCATTTGCTCTATATCCATCAACAAATGGTAGCCCCGTTCTTCAAGTAGCTGCGGTTTTGGGTGTTGTAAGACAAAAACCTTTCTTCCATCTCGCCTTAATTGCTCAATAACAGTATATGCGAGGGCTGTTTTTCCTGTTCCTGGTGCTCCTGAAATACTGATGCTTAATGGTTTCGCTTCAATAAGTTTTTCCTGCCAATTCATAATAACCTCTTAAGTGGTTTTCTTAGCTATTTTTTTCGCTGTTTTGTTGGGAGTTTTTCGTATTGGCCAAATCACACAAATACTTATTATCTTTGTTCCAAAGAATTTCCCTTTTGTTTCAATTGTGCCGATGTGGTGACCTTGGTGATGAAAGGTACATAATTTCCCGTGTGAAGAACTGGCACAATCAGAATATTCTTTGTTATCCAAGTCATTAAGTGATGTGTTCATTTTTTCACCTATTGGTATGTTTCTATTGTTGCCAAAGTGTCTAATGATACTTTTTGTTTTTCTTTTGTTTCAGTGTTCCGAGTATAATATTCTCCATTGATAATGATCTGGACTTCATACTCTGCTGCTTGAGCTTGATCCATCATTTTTGGGGTTGCATTCATGTTAATTACCACGCTCCAGTTTTCTTATACTCCTCTCTATCGAATAAATGAAAGTCCATTATGCCCAACTCTGAAAAACAGATATACACCGCTTCGCCCCAGTTGTGGGGCCCTCCATCACTCACCACAAAGAAATTATTACCTGCTATTTTGCTATGGTGGCGAGCAATGATTAAGGCGCATTGAACAGCCAGATCATAGGGTTTAAACGCCGTCTTTGTACAGTTAAACTTCATATTGTCGAGTAGGTTCTCGGTTGCGTCGCCTTCTTGGTCAAGCAGTGCGCTATATTTGCTGATTCGCTCCGGTGCTTTTAGTTGTGTCACTTCTAAATAAAATGGTTCGTGACTACAATCCCCTCCACAGGTTCGCTTCTCAAGGAGTGCACCGCCGAACCATTGACCCTTAACGAGTTGCTGCGCTGTTTGCTGAGTTCCTATCCCTCTGTTGTCTGCAAAGGTTTCTATATCTGCGGCTTTATCTGCAGGCCACATTATACCTAAATCTTCTTTAGCATGGCCGCAGTCATTCCTTCCATTGAATTTTAACGCGGTTTTGGTTATTGTGGGGTTGCCTGTGCCGTTACCATTGGCAAGATCAAGGCCCAACTCCTGAAAGACAGGCAACAGTTTAATAAAGTCTTCGCTGATCTTCTGCATTGTTTCGCTCTTAATTATATCGTAGTATTCATAATGAGTATATCCCATAGTTACACCTCTTTAAGCATAGCTCGAATAATATGCAGCCTTTATACCATCCCATAACCAAGCGGTTTGGCATTGGCTTATTTTTATGTGTCCTGCGCCAATTCTACGGATTTTAATAGGTTCTTCTTCGCGTCTTCTTTCTATGAAGTGGTCAGGCACTGGTACGCATTGCCCCGACATTCTGCCCGTTTCCTTGCGTTCCTGTGCAAGCTCTCGTAATTCGACAGTACACCCTTCTTTTTTCGTTACTTGATAAAATTCGACATTTGTTTGATCATGCCCCCAACTCGTATAAAGAATAGATCCCACTTGCAGCAAAGCTTTAAACTGGCTTTGCCTGGCTTTATTTGCATCTTTTTCTTTTGCCTTGTATTCTTGCCTTGCTTTATTATTATCGCTTAATTCCTTCACATACTCCCTTGCGTGGCTTTCTGTACGAAAAAGCCAGGATCTAGAATACTTGAATCTTGGGCTGTTTTGCGTTACTGTGAAAACTTGGGTTCCATCTCTGCGTTTTGTCGCTTCCAAAGTCAATGTATAAACCCCTTCTCGCACAATTTCTAATACTTGAGATTCTGGCCTTTGTTGTGTTATTTGTTCCATGTGTTCACCTTTGTTTTTTTAATAGTGTCACTCCTTTGTGTTTTGCTCTTTTTTCCTTCACGTGACGATGCACGATAAACTATATAAATAAACTTTTATTCACTACTTTGCAATTCTGTGGGGTCAAAATCCCTGTAGTACCTGAAGATATATATATCAAATTTCGAAAAAAGTATATCCAAACACATATATTTTTAAGATAGGTATCAGCAAAAATTAAATATAAGTACTTTATAATAGTAGTGACATAATTAGTACTAATATAGTATTTATAGTTTGTATTATATACTATTTTCTTATATATATTCTGATATAGATATTTTTTCTTGAATTTTGCCCTTTTTTCGCTCTTTTTTTGCGTCACTGTTGATGAGTGAATTTTCATATTATCACTTTTGCTTTAAAAGATTGTGTTTCGGTGTAGATAGTGCCGCAACTCGGACAGACTGCGCGAGAGGGGGAGTGCTTATAGATCATGTTTTGAGATTTGCAGACGCTGCAAGAATCCCTTAAAAGAGGGTTCACGTAGCGCCCCCATATAACATAATTATAATGCATTTTTTACAGTACCACCCCTTAGCACAGAGGGAAGCATTATAAAAAGATAAATCAACATTGCAGAGGGGGCACTTCATACCCGCACCCCTGGCAAGAACTTAATAGCGTTTACTCTGCTGTGTAAAAGTGCAACCTGCAGGGAGAAAATTTCGTTTCCTCTTTTCTTTGTTACCTGCTCAGCCAAGATTAAAGAAGCGAGAAGAATATTAAACTGTTCCTCAGAGAGTGTTATACTATAGTTGCGTTCCATCCGTCCGACCTCTTCCCTCTTCACCTTCTTAGGTGTTGAGAATACTATTATAATTATAATGGGATTATATAAATCTTTCTATTAAGTGTTAGTACGGGGGGGTAGTGACTTTTAAGGGGGTGTGGAGGAGAGAGTAGTCCACAAATATTTTCTCCCCCAAAAATCCAAAGTATATCCAAATCCCTCGAAGCAGCATATATAAATCAAAGCATTTAAATAGTTGTAAATTAGAAAAAAGGTAAATGGCAGCGATAGCAGCGGACGACATCTGTGTGTATGAGCGAGACACCGGTCTAACGCAATTCGCCAATGATAATAACCCACTCAAGGAGATCATTGTAGAAATAGCAGATACTGCAGATACAGGTGACACTGTCGCTATTACGCTAGCCGACTATGGCATAACCACTATCGCAATGATTAAAGGATGGGTACACACTGTTGATGCTATGGCACTAGAAGCACCAACCACTGCAGTTAGCTCAGGAGTACTCACCATCACTCTTGGCGGCACAGCAGCAGATAACCTCAGAAGAACATACCTTGTGAGCGGAGTCTAATTATGGCTGTAGAAACCCCTCTCTTTGTAAATGGAAACAGAATCACTAAAGAAAATGGTGCAGGACAACAAGTTCTTGAATACAAATGGCTCTTCCTCTCCCTGGCAGCAACTGTTGATGCGGCAGACACCACCACCATTGATCTTGCAAAATATGGCGGATCGACCTTCCTCGGTGTAGTTGGTTGTAAACACACAACAGATAATAGTGTTGTGGTGACGGAGAACCCCACCACTGCAGTTAGCGGCACAACTATCACCTTCACTATTCCCGCGGGAACTGATAATGACCCGCGATACTGGAAAGTATTTTATAAATAAACAACACAACAAATAATAAAACACTCATAAACAAAATAACGTGAACCACCATGGTAGCAGTTACTAATACCGCAACACACAACACAAGTATTCATTATCGTCCGAGTAAGAATAGCATTACTGGAGGCGTACCACGCTTCAAAACAGGTATGATAGAACTTGCCGCGACTGCCGACAATGGTGACACTACTGTGGTGGATATTGCACAGCGATGGGGTATGACGCGAGTATTAGGTGTGTTGGGATTCATTCACACCACCGCCAACAGCGTCGTAGTGGAAGAAGCCCCCGTCACTGCGTATGATGGTACAAAACTCACAATCACTGTTGGCGGATCAACCCCCAACAAGCAACGCATGTATGTGGTGTATGGCATATGAAACAACGCAACATCATCAACATAAGTTTAGCGATATTAGTTTTGCTTTCAATCATAACAAGTATTGCACTTTTCTTTCAAAAAGAAACGTCTTCTCCATCACTTGCTAGTGGAAATACTGATGTAACATTTGTTGCTCCGTTCGTTGTAAGTACAGGCACACTGACAGGTGATGCACAAACACTCTTGAACTTCAGTAACCAAACAACAAGCATTATTGATTTAGGTAAGTTCACAGAATATACGCTTTGGATTAATTGCAGTGGTTTTGCAAAAAATCTCAATGTCACCAACATCACCACCATACAATATGAAGTTAGCCCTGACAATCGCATCTGGATAAATGGCAGTGGTGGAAACATCCGTTGTGTTAATAATCTTACTCGTCTTGATGTGAGTGATAAAAGTTTCCGTTACATGCGATTAAATATCAAAGGATCACAAGAATTTGGAACCAATATCAATAATTCCTTCCGTTTTGTCGTCAGCGCAAAGTAATCTGATTATCAATTACACCTTTGTTACCACAACAAGTTTGTGTAGGGGAGTTCTCACCCACTCCCCTACACTTTTTTTCTCACAAATAAGATAACAACAACAAAGGATATACTTTTATATAGTTGTGCATACAAGATGATGAAAAACAATTGAGTAATACCATGCCAAAAATACAAGAAATAAGACGACAAGACGGCACATTGCGATACTCAATATATCTCAGCAAAGAAATACTTGATGCAGCACATCTCACAAAAGGAGACATACTTGAGATACAGCCCCTTGAAAAACAACTCAACCTAAAGAAAATTGAGAGGACTGCAGAATGAATGCACGACAACAAAACATCCACGTTCTTGACACTGAGATTATGGAGAACGCAACAGTAGATGTGAAGAAGGCACTTAGCAAGCACAAATTACCTGCATATTGTGAGATAGCGATTCTCGAATTCATCAAATCAGAAGTATTACACCGCGTCAGGATGAAATAACTATGGCATCAACTGCATCAATACGATTATTTCTCTTGAAGACGTTGCGCTTCTTTTTGAAGAAACAATCGAAGCTTAGTTGGTCAACAGAACTACAACGAGGAGCAGGTGCGCTCAAATCACCAAAAGACAAGCGAGACTTCAAACATTCTGCACTTGCAGGAGTAGTAACTATTCCAAAACAATTCTCTTTGCGAGGCACTCCGCAACTCAGTACTGTTGAAGATCAAGGAACATATAATTCTTGTGTTGCTTGTGCAGGATGCACCACACTCGAAACCTTTGCAAGAAGAATAGGAGCAACAAACTTTCCAGAACTCAGCAAAATGGATGCTTGGAATAAAGGAAGAAAGAAAAGCAAGACATATCCTGAAAATAAAGGAATGTATGTGCGAGATTTTTGGAAAGTGGCGCAAGATAAATCACAAGAAGGAGGGATAAGTGTTGAAGCTACATTTCCCTACATTGAAGAACAATTCAACAAGCAACCAACATTCACCAGCATCCTATTCCGTCATCTTTATCCTGATTTTGAATATCTTTTTATCACTGGCAAAAAAGAGGTGAAGAAGGATGCAATTAAAGAGGTGTTATATACAAAACAATGGCCAATAGTTGTTGTTCTACCAATAACACAAAGCATTCACTCTTTGGAAAATAATCAGTATGCTCCTCAACAAAATGAAGTGGCGCAATTCCATCATGCAGTTGTCATTGTTGGATATGATGATGCGCAAAATACTTTTCTCTTAATGAACTCTTGGGGAAAGTATTGGGGAGATCAAGGATTCTTTACCATGGATCAAAACATGTTTATCGAGCAAGCTATTGACTTGAGTTATCCTTCAAAAGTGGTGGGGCGAGTTAATTGACGATGGATATTGTTGACTTTGCAACCATTGAGCAAGCGCTTGAGAAAGTGAAGGAACAGAAGAAAAATGAGCTTGAAATTCCTGTTATGAATGCGTCACAAGCAGCACAAGAGATTATTGAACTTTTTGATAAACCTGTTGAGCGACAGAAGGAGATGGCTGCGAAGATAAAATTATATCTTGATGAGCGCATTGCTGAGGATATTAGAGAATCAAAAGTGATAAAAGAAAGCACGAGACGATTCATTGAGCTCTACAATGAGCTCATCGATAAATTGCACAAGAATTTATATGGGGAGAAGAGTGTAAATTTACACCTTCACAAAGTTAGCCACGATCACATTAGCCAGCTCATTAGAAAACATGCACAACAATATTCTCAAGTTTATGATGCTGCTGCCGTGAAAAATGATTGAGCACACTAATAAAGAGAAAGAATTAATGCAAGAAGCTCTTCTTGCAAAGTTCTCGAAATGGGATGATGTTGTTACATCTGGAGGCGTTGCAACCAATGAGGCGGCAGGATTATTGCGTGACCCAACTATTTACGCATATGCGTTTTTCAGAGAAAAAACTGGCGAGCCGATGAAGATGTTCTATTATCAAGATGCAATATTGAATTGTAAACATGATCGCACAATATTTGCAGCAGCAAGACAAATAGGAAAATCAAGAACAGGGCAGGTTAAAGCATTACATTCAGCATTAACGGAGCCAGGATCAACTATTATGGTTGTGTCAAAGACTTTGCCCCAAGCAAAGAATTTCTTAAGAGAGATTAAAGAAATTTTGAACAGCAGTATTCTTGACTACAAAGCAAATGTCGGTGATAGTGAAAACAAAGGAGAGATTTATTTCACGCACCACGAAACATTGGAAGACGGATCTGTGATTGAATTACGACAAAGTAGAATTATTTGTGTGCCTGCAACAGAGGCGAGTCTAGGATATAGTGTTAATTTGTTAATACTTGATGAGCTGGGATTCTACGAAGACTCAAGATACTTGTATTATCAAGTCCTGTTGCCAACTACTTTTGCAACAAAAGGTGATGTTCTTTGTTTATCAAACCCAAATGGACGAATCGGAGTGTTTTGGGAGTTATACAACAACGATGATTTCGAGAGATTTCGTTTCACTTTTTTGGATTGTCCAATTAACACATTAAAAGAATATACCCGTCATGTTAAATCATTGAATAGGGCAGAACGAGAAAGCACGTTGGATGCAATATTTACTGACGCGGAAGGAGCATATTTTACACTTGAAGAACGTCGCGCAATGCAAGAAGAGAGAGAAAATGAACTCCCTTTACTTCTTCCCCAACCTGTGTATATCTTTTTTGATTTTGCAAAATCAAAAGACCGAACAGTGAGAGGCATCGGTGTTCCAAGTGGTAGTGATGAGAAACCAGGACTATATGTTTATGAGTTATTGGAATATCCTGAAGGCACACCGTACAATGATATTCTTCAAGATCTTATTGATCTTGTGAATTCGCTTGGTTGGAACAACATAGCTGCGGTTGGATGGGATAACACAGGGGTTGGAAGAGGCATAGAAGACTTCATCAAGAGGATAGAAAACTTCGGCATTTTATGTTTACCAGTTGAATATTCTCTTGAAAATAAGAGTCGAATGTATGGAATGTTTAAACTCCTTGCAGAACGAAATATTAAGGGAGAGAAAGCTTTAAAAATACCGTATATCCAATCCTGTGATGAACAATTGGCACAACTCCGATTCAAGAGAAGTGAGAGGAGTTATCTCAAAATACATCACGAGCGTGAAAGTGATAGAGATGACTTTTGCGATTGCTTATGTGGCCTCATTTCAATTGCTGTTCAACCCGACAGTCCACCAGTGACTGCCACAATTGTTGGATTTGAGAAGTATGACAAGAATGCTTGTGAGGAGTGTGGTGCACCACTTGAACGTAATGATGATGAGTGTCCTAATTGTGGTAATGAGATTGAAGACACACTAGGCATTGTTTAGGAGGGAAAAATTATGGGAAGACAAAACCAACAACAAAGATTTGATCCGGATGGTAGAAAGGAAAAGGCGATGGAAGATATACGTTCAACACTCTCAAAAGAGGAACTTGAGCGCATCCGACAAACGAGGGAGTTCAATGAGTTGCGCCCAGGTACGTTGTCCTACAAAGTAGCGTTGTTTAATGACCAACTCAGACAAAATCGTATTTCTGAAGAAACAAGAATCACTCAACGTCTTTTAACAATGAGGACATTGCAAGACCACGTTTCGAGAATGAAATTTCAATTAAAAGATGGAATAATCACTGAAGAACTGAAGGACAAAGTCACTATGACGGTTGAAGAACTCACCACGCAACTTCGCCGAGAACAATGGTTAATTGAAGGGGAGGCCGTTGCGATAATACGAAGCCTTGCTGAATTGCGATCAGTGGTTGAACACAAAGATCTTGCAGGCAACATCATCATGTTTATGGAAGAGTTTGATAATTATGCTGAAAAAACAATCGAAGAAATCAAGAGTCACGGTATCAATCTCTTTGCAAAGTACAACCTATAGATTGCACAAAATAGGAAGGTATTTAAAGAACGTTCCCTATAAGTTGAAACAGCGACTTCGTGAAGTGGTGGAAATTTGGAATATCAAAACCAAACTGAAAGAAGCAGTGTCGGAACTCGTCAACATTTCATGGACTGGATTGTTGATTTGGTACGTCATAACATATAGAAACTTCTTCAGTTATGGTTTAACTGCATTCCTTATTTGTTATTACTTCACATGGTTTGTCGCAGCAGTACGTAGAGAAAATCATGGTCATCCAAATAACACAATTTATGACGAGCAGGACGAACAAAACGAGTGAGCATCGTCCTCTTTTCAACGCAATTCCCATAGGAGTGGCTGGAAGTAGAGCATCTAATTTCGGAACAAATTATCGAAGATTCTGGCAATGGTTTAAACAAACACCTGAACTTGTTGCTACACTAGGAATACCTATCACAGACATCCTTGGGGATCGGCCAGAGTGGATTTCCACTGATGGTTCCCCACTTGGTCGCAACAAACGATTGCAAGCAGAACGGTTTTGGCGACAACAACGAGGAAAAGAAGTGGTGCGTTCTTGGTTGCACGATGGTTTCCTCACTGGCGATGGTTTTCTCTGGAATCCTGAAGCCAACAAACAGCAAAAAGATAAGATGATTAAAGAAATCACCTCTAAATATGCGACGTTTCTTAGTACAAAAGAAATGCAAGAGATGAAAGAGAAGATAGAGGATGAAGTTCAAACAAGAACTAAGAAAATAGATTATATCGCTTCAAGCACCGTAACTATTGTTAACGATGAATATGATATTCTGTATTATGAGCAAAATTCCAATGGTCGAAGAATTGAGTTCGATACACAAGAGATTGTTCATTTTCGTTACATGACCATTAATGGCATGGTGCAGGGATTTAGCCCCGTTGAATCACTTGCATCAGAAGTGACATTACTTTGGCTTGTGAAGGGGAACATGCTTTCATTCATGCGAAATGGAGGTAGTCCTGATAAGATGTTCATTTTGCCAAAAGAGCTTGCAAGAAGCAAGAATCATAAATTACTCATTGAAACGCTTCGCAAATATAAATCAGTGGAAAATCGTCACGGCAGTCTCGTGTTCACAGGAGAAGTTGATGTGAAAGATCTTCAAGGAATGCCTAAAGATCTTGAATATAAAGACCTTGCACTCTACATCACCAGTAATTTCGCTTTTAGCTTTGGTATTCCTGTGAGTAGAATTCCATATCTCATTGGCAACAGTGCTACGAAAGGAGATAGTGGGGGATTGAGTGAATCAGGATATTGGAATCGCATTAGTGATTTCCAAGACACTATTGAAGATTTGCTTAATGGACAAGTGTTCGGCCCGATGGGCTGGCACATTAAATTCTGTAGAAAGTATAAGCAAGATGAAGTGCGAGAAGCACAAACTGCGAATACTATTGCAGATACGGTGAGTAAATACCAAACAATCTTAGCAAAACAAGGGAAACAATTAAAAGCAGACAAAACAGTAGAATTGTTAGGATTCGTTCCTGAAGACGTTGAAGAACTAGATATGACTATTGGAATTGACTTAGAAAATAACACCAATGGGCAGAACAGACTCGATAACCAATCAGTGATGAAAGAACCTGATAATCGAACAAGAGCAAACACGAAAAGAAATGTTGCTAATTCAAAAGGTAATAATGAAGCATTATACAATCCTTGATCCTTATGTCAAAAATACTTAATAAAAATGAACTGAAAGAACGCATTTCTATTTGTAATCTCCAGAAGAAAGAAAATGGACATTATGTTGGCATTGCAGCAACAACACACCCTGATAGAGTTGGAGACATACTGAGTAAACAAGCAATCGAACAAATTTGCACATTTATCAATAAAGAAAATGTTGCTGGAGGAGAACAAGGAAGCTATCGTGGCATCAGTCTCTTCCACGATTGGATTCACGAAAAAGATCCGACACTTGATGAAGCAGCATATCTTTTGCCAACTGCGAAAGTTGTTCAACTTCCTGATGGTCATTGGGGTGCAGAGGTTGAATTTGAAGTGAATAAGTTTTACAAAGAAGATAAAATGACTCCTGAAGAAATAGAATATCGTATCCAACAAGGAGGAATAGCAGGACTTAGTATTGAATACGGAACTGATGAAAATCATTCTCGTCAAAAGTCATACAATGGACAAAATTATAGATTTATTGATACACTCACCGAGTTCGGCGGATTAGGTTTTGCCAGACCAAGAATGATCGCAAACCCACACGCAGTTATTTATAAAGAAATAGAGGCTGCAATATTGGAGGAGAACACAATGACTGAAGAAAAAGAAGTATTGATTGAAACAACTTCTGTTTCAACTACTAATATAACTGAGGCACAAGAAGCAGTTGCAGCAGTTACAGAAACAGTGATGCCTTCAATTGAGGCTAAGGAAAAGAAAGAAGAACCAATACTTAATTTCAAAGAGATATTTGAAAGTAAAGAATTTAAAAGTATTATTGATGAGAAAATAACTCAATTACAAATAAAAAGTAAGGTATTAAAAGAAACTAAGGAGGAGCAAAACATGGAAACGACAACAGCATCGCTTTCTGTGAAGGAGATGAAAGACGCACTCAAGAAAAATGACGTTTTGTCATTCAAAGAGGCAGCAAGCAGATTCTTCTCAGAGAACCCACAACTTGATGAAAAAATGAGAACCACAGGCATTGCACTGCATACAACTATGCAGATGAAATGCGACGGCAACAAGCTACGCATCGTCGGTGGACTTCAAACAAAAGACACGTTGGACACATCAACCAATGCAGGAGCATACACTGAAAGCATCGTAGAGTTTGCAGATTTATTTGTGCCAGGTATTGTTGATACATTCAACAACCAAACCAATCTCTTTGGAGCAATGCCAAAGCGAGATCACTTGGAAGGGGGAGCAACATATGGTTGGAGAATCAAAACAGACCAAAGCACCACACTTTCCGTAGACCCTGACGACACCACAGTTGTGAAACGCCCTGTTGATAAACTCAAATTGCGAACAGACATCAAGGAATACCGTGTTGGCATCAGCGTCACCGATTACGTCTTGTTTCACAGTCGAGGAACGATTGGTGATTTGTTCATGTACGAGGCACAGGCAAGAATGAAAGATCTGATGAGAGACATCAACAATGATTTGTTTACTGAGCAAGTTGATTCAGGAACAAAGATCATCGGGCTTGAAGCAGTTGCAGACACTGCAGGAAACACTTCATTATATGGTAAGACGAGGAGTGCGGCAAATAGACTTGCGCCCGATACGGCTTCAGATACCTACAACGCAGTGGGTGGAGCACTTACAACTTTGCTTTTGAGAGGAGCAATGAAGAAAGTTGAAGTCGATGGTGCACTCAGGGAGAACTTAAGAATCGTTGTGAATCCGAATGTTCGAGATATTGTTTTCGAATTAGAAGATACTAACTTAAGATATTTCAACAACAGTGCACAACTCGGCTTTAATGGAGAAATCCGATACGATGGAGTGCTTGTAATTGTCGACAGCAGTGCACAAACAGATGCAGTATTTGTTGTTGACTTTGAGAGCTACTACGTAGTTATCAGCAGACCTCCACAACTCATTGGTCTAGCAAAAGTTGGCGCAGCAGACGAAGCATATATCAGTATCTATCTGGCAGTTGTATATGAGCGTCCACGAAGGATTCACATGCTTGACACAGTGAGTTAAATTATTTTTTATTTTTTTATTTTATTTAATTATACACAAATGATAAAAAAAGGAGGATTACCCTATGGCAGCAGTTACAGTTGCAAGTTCAAAAGTAAGACGAAGATTCAGTGGTGAATGGGAGGATGTTCTTATTCTTCCCCCATCATCAATGGATAGCAATGATACTATGGATGTATCTGGCCTCGCACAAGGAAGAACACTCGTTGATGCGAAATGCTGGGATGTCACGAGTGAAGATAGTGTTACTTGCACAAGTTCAAGTAGCGTATTAACTATTGATGCGGCAGGTGGAACAACTAATCACCAATATGCTATTCAGGTGCGATTCGCAAATATTAATTAAATGAATAAATATTATTTATTTTTTTATGTATTTTCGGAGGAATGTAATCATGTCAATATTCATCGCAGTGGAAAAGATTGGCCCATATAACATCGGTGATGAAGTTCCTGAAGCACAAGCAAAAGTTTGGGAGATGATGTATAAGAAATCACCTGTTAAAAGAATGATTGAGATTCCTGGCCAAATCATTCAAGCAAATGTCATTGAAGAAAAAGTCATTGAGCCAATTAAATTGAAAAAATCGAAAAAGAGACAGTTTTCGTAGAGGAACAGTGTATGATTCGAAAAACAACACTCTTAACAATAATTTTTGCACTCTTATTCGTCTCCTTTTCCTCAGCCTACGTTCCATTTCGCCCAACGGGAAATATAGACCTCGCCCCGAATAAAACTATTGTTAATTGGTCAGTTGCGGGCAATTGTGCGGGTAGTTCATTTGTATCAGGTATGCTGAGAAATGGATCTTTCAATTGCAGCACTCCTTCTGGGAGTGGAGATATCACAGGAGTACAAGGAGATAACTTCTGGATTTACAACGGAAGTGCATCAGGAGACATATTTCTATCATTCAACTCATCAAAACTCGTTAATGCAACGAGTCTTTATTGTGGCAATATTACGGGAGCGACTAGTAATTTATGCATGATAACATCAGGAGGGGGCGGTGGAGGAATAAATACTATTTCAGCATTGGATGATTGGGTGATTGTCAACAATGGATCTTCCGCGAATCTTACAATAAATGGAACAAAAATAAATGCAACCTATACAACATTCGGCTATGTTAATAGCTTAACAAATTGGAGCAGCGATAGGCCGAATTATGTGAATTTCTCAAGTTTAAGTGGTGGTGCACCGAACGTCACGTTGGTTGGTGTAACATATCTTTCATTGAGTGGTCAAGCGTTAACTGCCGCATTAGTGAATCTTGCGAATCACGTCACTGGATTGCTTAATAGCACGAATTTAAACAAGAATAGTTCTTGGTTCACTGATAATGGACAAACACTCACTCTAAATGAAACAACTATTTCATTATATGATGAAGATTCCAGAATTACAGATTTAAACACATCTTTAACTGCAAATGACAGCGCACAAGCACTCATTCTTGGAGGACTTCTTTCAAGCAATAGTACTCTCTTCACCAATGCGTCGAATCAGCAAGCACAAATTAATGGACTCATTTCCAGTAATGGAACATTATTTACTAATGCAAGTGCACAACAAACCGCTATAGGAAATCTTGAAGCGGCGAATGTTACTGTGCAGGCTAGGATCGCGAGTGTGAATACAACGTTGACTAATAACGATTCTGCACAACAAACATCTATTGGTAATTTGCATTCTGCGAACGTTACTGCTCAAGCAAGAATTGATTCAATTAATGCGACAAAGATTAACACCACCAGTCCATTTAACAATGCTAGTGGAGATATCAATGTAACGGGAACTTTTAATGCACTCGTACTGAAAGCGAACTGCGTTGCTATAACTGGCAGTGCAGCACTTTGCGATGGAGATGATAATGCGGGTGCGGGCAGTTATGATTGGAATTTCACAAATGGTACAACTACAGGGGTTGTGACTGATTCTGGAGCGTTCACACTGAGCGCGGGTAATAATATGAGCATCAACTGTTCAGGTACAACATGCACGTTCAACGCAATAGATACCACTGGCGGTGTTGGTGGTGGGGGAAGCTTTGACTTCTGGGTGGTGAGTAATTCTTCATATCAGAAGAACGTCACGAATGCAACGATTGTGAATTTACTAGCAGGGAATAATATTAGCAGTATTATTGTGACGAACAGCACAGGTATTATGAATATCACAATTAATGCTATTGACACAAATACAGAGAATGGATCGTTCAATCAAACACTTACTGATACTCTTTACTATCCAAGAAACACTAACCCACAAACTTATTATAACAGTACAACCTTTACCGACTACTATCCATTACTTACTAATACCTTAGAGTATATCAACCGTACCACAGGTATTTGGCTGGGTAATACTAGCATCATTGCCGGACTTGTTAGCAGTAACAGCACAGTTCTTCGCAATAATACCTATGCTGTTTTTAGTACGGTAAATGCTACCAGTGGTAATTTCGGGAATACTAATCTTACTACCACGCAAATTATTGAAGGTATTAATCTTTACTTTACTTCTACAAGAGCTGGTGATGCTGTCGGTAACTCTACTATTATTAGAAACTTTTCGAATGTTATCCTTAACCAAGTAAATATTACAACTGCGAATATTAGTCAGCTCAATGTCGGAACCACTAATCTTACAACAGGACAAATCACTGAGACAAGCAATCTTTACTTCACTAGCACGCGTGCAGGCGATGCTGTTGGTAATAGTAGTATTATCAGAAACTTCTCTAGTGTTATTTTCAATCGTGCAAATATCACGACAGCAAACATCAGTCAGCTCAATGTGGGAACAACCAATCTCACCACTGCGCAAATCACTGAAAATATAAATCTTTACTTCACTAGTTTACGAGCTGGTGATGCGGTGGGCAATAGTACAATTCTCCGTAATCATTCCAGTATTATTGTTACTACTGCGAATATTACAACTGCAAATATTAGTCAACTTAACGTTGGAACAACTAATCTCACGACAGCACAGCTTACCGAAACCAGCAATCTGTTCTTTACTTCTACAAGAGCCGGTGATGCTGTGGGAAATGCTAGTATCCTTAGAAACTTCTCTAACGCAATATTTAACCAAGTAAATATTACTACTGCGAATATTAGTAGACTGAATGCTGCAACAACAAACCTCACCACGACACAAATAGCAGAGGGAACTAATCGTTATTGGACCAGTAACCTCGCCAATATTACTGGTAGTGGATTACCAAACTATATGGTTAAATGGCATAATGCCACGCACCTTAACACTAGCGTTGTTCAAGACTACGGTACTATTGTTAATATCAGTGCTAATCTTACCGTTGGTGTCGGCACTAATAATACTGCGAATATTAGCGTTGTAGGAAATAACCTCTTACTACAACCTGTCATGTACGTCGGCATTAATACGAGTACCCCAACTCACACGTTAACAGTACGTGGTAACGTGAACTTCACAGGATTACCAGCAGGCAGCGGATCATTATATCTCTGCATCACAGCAGGAGGACAAGTTTATACAGCGGTAACCAATTGCGTAACAGGATAATAATATTTGGAGGAATGATTCATTGTGTACAATAAAAAAATCATTATGTTGGCAGGGATCATGGTGGCATGTATGAGCATGATTGCTTGTTCAATGAGTGAAAATGATTTGCAGCAAGGTATTGATTCACAACAAGTGGTTTCTTTAGGAACACATTTCTTGGCCGGAGATTTCTTAGATAATAGAACAATTTTGAGTTTTGAGAGTAATAATATCAGCATATCAGAACGGCGCGTTACTTTACGCAACTTAACCAATGCAACTGTTTCTTATGCGATATGGTTATTAGAAAACAAGACAATACAAACAGTTACTATGACTGATGCAGTATTTAATGCGACAAATTACACAGGTGTGAGTCCTGCTGCCGGAGCGAGTTTTATTGGTGGTGTGGGGGGAGTTCAGAAGATTAATACCACTTCAGGATTTCCCAGTGTTGGTGATGCGTGGTTTCTTACTCGTGAGAATAAGACGCAACTCGTTATCGCCACTGAAGAGGGATTGGATTATACATACTTTTATGCCAGCGCTAAACCACCAGTACAAGGGGTTTCTCAATTGAATGGTTTTTCCATTGAGAGTAAGAATCACCGAGTATATCTTAACATAAGTGACCCTCAAAAATTGCCATTGATTGTGATTAATAACACAATCACTCTAAAAATAAATAATACACATATTATGATTCCTTCCTCAGAAATAGGAACAAAACACAATGATATTAACACAACAGTACTGAATCATCGGAGCAGCAGCTTTGACGCTGTTGGCGGCTTCGCATCAGACGCTGCCGCTACTCTTAGCTGGGATCATACCATTGTTGGCACTGATAATACTTACCTATCAAGTATTGGTATTGATAAGTTCGGTGGAGAAATTACTAGTGTCACCTATGAGGGAGGAGCAACAACTAAGCTTTTTGACCAAAATAATGGTGGTGATGATTACCTTTATTATGCTTACAAAACAGGTCTTACGGGAACACAGACTATTGTTTATACTGATACAAATGCTGGTAGTTCTTGGGCGGCAGTCTCTTACTCAGCAATCGGCGTGAATCAAACAGCACCGCATAGCAATTATACCAGTTTGCAAGCGACGAACACAACGCCTGTTATTACCATTCCGAGTGCTACTGATGAACTTGTCATTACTGCACAATCAACTGTTGCTTTTACTGCTACCCTCACTACTGATCCAACATGGAATATTAGTAATCAAGAAAATCCTGGAAGCGATATTAGAATGTCTGGCGGTTTCAAAAACGGTTCCGCCACTGTAAAACGTAATGATACTCTTTCTGCGTCGCAAGTATGGGCTATGGGAGGAGCAAGTTTACGGGCAGCACCAACAGACAGCACCTCCACTCCATTATGGTGGTTCAATCAAACGAATAGTACTCTTGCTGGGTCGAATATTACTCATAGTGTTTACTGGAACGTTAGCAATAGTAGTGTTGGTAACCTCTCAGGGTATATCTTTTATCTCTGTAATGCTACTTATACTGAAGTAGTAACGTCAGCAACCGTTCAGCGTAATGCTACTAATTGGACTGGTAACTGGACGACTCCACAAAATGCTAATTTTGCTGATAATATTAATGCTACTGGTGGTGGTGGTAACAGGCAGAACTTTACTAATTTCGGTTTTGGTATTCCTGCGGGAGCGACTATTATTGGTATTAATATTACTGTCAAAGCGGGTGCTAGTAGCGCGACAGGTACTAATGCGTTTCTTATACAAGTATGGAATGGATCGCGATGGAGTGCGGTTAATAACTCAGGGGATATTGCTATTCCGACACGGATATTTAATTTCTCTAATAAGCTATGGGGGCTTAATTGGACTAATACTACTGCTAACAATCTCACGATTAATATAACAAGTGCTGCTACCTCGACACGACTTATGAGGCTTGACAGCGTTAATGTTAGTATTGTGTACTCTTTTGTTAACACGAGCAACTGCAACACGAGCACTCCCGTCTATACGGCATACCCTTTTGTCCCAATGACTAATAGCGCTAACTGGAGCAATTACAGCATCGTAGTAACAAGCAACGTTAACAGCACCATACGATGGTATATCTGGGCGAACACTACCACACAAAACACCAATACCACAAGCGTATTCACCTACAACACCACCAGCGCAGGAATCACCCCAGCAATACTCGACACGATTAGTACTAACTTACAACTAATGAGTACCGCATTACTACAACTAAATACCAACACAGTCATCAGTCTCACAAAATAACCCCTGAATTCTTAACTTTTAAATATTAGTGGTGACAATAATGAACTAACATGGCAAAAGAACAAGAAACTACCACTACACTCAAAGTAGCACAAGTACCAGAAACATGGCGACAAACCATCGTTAACGATGCCGACGAAGAAACAAGCCTTTTGGAAGTACTGGCAGAACTCCGCAACGACGTTAAAGAACTAAAGCGAAAACTCTTATGATTATCACCTTTAAACTACAGAAAGGTATGATGAAGCTACAGGTTGATGAAAACCACGAAGTATACATATCATCATACAATACAAATAATAAAATGCTTCCAATAACAGTTCTTATCAAGAAAGCAAAGACTCCGCAAGAACGAATGATATGGGAGAACTTCCGAGAAGCAATACTATACACTTGCCCTCATAAAAAAGATACAAAAGAATTCATCGAGCGTTACATCATCAGAGAGTTTTTGTCTAATCCATTATTTATGACCCAGGGAATAAAACACGTGAATACTCGATGGTAGTATGGCCACCTTACTCTTTGACAATATCTTTCAGGATATTCTCAGTATAGGAATCATTACGGCTATAGGCATAACTATCTATACTCATGTGAAAGGCATAAGCCTAAAGCAATTATGGGAACAACTAAAAGACTTATTGTGAAACATCATGGTTGACGAGACAACAGAGATTGATGAGTACATCGACCAACGTATTCAGGCAACGGCCCAGAATTATGCGTTACAGATGGGTAACTATCCTGAGCCACCGAATAAGGATAGCTTATTGCAGTTCGTTCGTGATGTTGTTGCTCAAGAAAATGCTAAGAAGCTTTCTAAGACTGCTAACTTTCGTGATGAGGAAGTTGGTAAACCAAAAGCTCCGGTACTTACTTACTTACAGGTGGCGCACTATGCGGAAGCGGAGAACTACAGCTTTGTAAGCGAATACTTACAAGGCAAAGTAGGTAATGTTGCTATCGTAGGGCTGGGAAGGAAAGCAAAGCTTATGGAGATACTATTCACTGTACGAAGAGAAAATAGGACTATTCTCCCACAGAAAAAAACCACTGAGCGAGGACTCTTCGGTGGAGAAAAGAAAGTGGTTACTGAAGGAGGAGTGGAATCATGAAAAAATTACCTTTGATAATAAGAAAGAAAGATAGTCTGAGAGATGTTCTATATGAAGTTCTAGTGCCTCTTGGTGCTAGCGCGGGATACTTTGCTGTTGCGACAACAACCCAAGGAGCATTCTTTTACTTTTCAATGCTCTGCGGGTTCTTTACTGTTATAGTTAGTATGATTATTAGATTCAAGAATTTCAGAGAGCGATCACCATGAGCATTGTTGACAAAGTAGAAGAGAACGAAAAGAAGATCCACGCTATTGAAGAACAGATTAATAAGAAAAAGAATATAGGCTGGAAGTTTCGTATACCAAAAAAACTACTCCGTATAGTCGATAATGACTCCTCCAAAGTTATTGCATTATGGATCAGTCCTAATCGTAGCGCGGAATTCAAAACTGCCTTTGCCCGTAGTGGACTATGGTATATTGATGACAAGACGATTAAGACGACAGGACAACGTGATGCTTATGCTTATGAAGAAAAGGCGATCTTTCAATTAAAGATAAAGAAGAAACGTTATCCTATTATCATATTATTCAGTTGGCGATTACTGCCTGGCGGTGGTGACGCTGAAGAATACGAAGCATTAATCCTTGGTGGTAAGACAAGTGAAGAAGCATTAAAACAAACCGGTATTCACAAACATGGACAGTTAACTATTGTTCGTCAGATAGAACAAGCAGAGTTAGATAAGGATGGCATAAAAAAGAAGATGAGCATGTCATGGATCATTTGGGTGTTGGTGATAGGAGCTATTATCTACTTGATTAGTAGGATTTGGGGTTAGGTGAGAGTATGAAACGTAAGAAACGTCATCTTGGGCAGGGTCGTTTCTTAAAGATTATCTTTTTAGAACAATACTCTAGTAGGGATTATGTTTTTGAGATTGTTGTCCCGTTGCATGATACGAAGCGTATTGATGAGATAATGAAGTTATTGGGCGGGTTGTATACGAAGAATCCTCGTGCTAGCAGGGAGAATCTTGATCAGGCGTTGGCTATTCTGCAGCAAAAGTTTAATATCTGAATAGCATAGTTTTATATAATCGGTTTTACAGTAAAAAGATCGCCCGAGGACAGCGCTAACAACTGTATGAACATCACCACTAAAGTATTCTACAACAAAAAAAACGGGCAATGCAGCATCCTCCTCTCAAAAAAGATCATGCCATTCTTAAAAAACCCTCCGAAAACCGTGACGATCAAACAGTCTGATTTCCAATGGTAACACAACAACAACGACGTCTACTTCAACGGAACCCACAACAACTAAAGGAGATGTTCACCACAACTACTATGAGCGGACAATCAGCACCATCTCCGAGTGCGCCAACAATTAATTACGGACAACAAGAACTACGCAAGATCGGCAGCGGTATTAATATCAAAGAAAAAAACATTGGTGCATTACAATCAAAGATCGCTTATCGTCTAGAAACAGGAAAGAACCTCGCCAGCATTCCAACATTACAGCAAGAACTTGATAGTGAACTACGAGAACTAGACCAGATACAACAACGACTAGGCAGTCAATATGATAGTGCGAAACAAACAGCACCAAAAGACTCCCGCACCTACCTGAGTAGTCCACCACCAAACCCCGATGCTGGTATCAGATACTCCAGTCCAACAAGCCTAACCGGAGGAGGAATTACTACCACCACAGGAACAAAAAGTGGACCAACTGTCGGCTATTACTCCAACAGAGGAGTATACCAAGCGAGCACCCCATCAGGAATCTACAATACTGGCAATCCCAGCATTACTGGTAGCAAACAAGGAATACAACAAGGAAGTCTTGTATTAGTACAATCAGGAGTAGGAACCGCAAGCGGAGGAATAAAAACAGTCAAAGGACAATACGGCAACACCCCCAGAGAATACTTACCGAGGCTTGCTACTCCGTTATCTATTTCAGAAACAAAAACATATAAAGAAGTGGGACCATATCAGCTCAATGATGGATTCACCAAGGGATTTGGGCAAGGTAGTGGGATTAGTTCTACTAATAACTTTGGGTATACTCTGGGTACGTCACCGAAAGAAGTTAGCGTCGGACCGCTTGGACAAAAAATTATCGAAGATGCCATAAAATTCGGGCAAGATAGTGGAATTAGGTCTATTACTAATTTTGGGTATACAAAAAAAGTTAGCGTCGTACCGTTTGGACAAAAAATTATCGAAGATGCCAGAGAAAGAATAGGAAAAGGATTAAAAACAACCAATGATTCTTATTCTTATGCATTTAGTTTACCGGATAAAAGTTTCAAACAACTTCTTTTTGAGGAGAAGACATATCTTTCTAATAAGAACTATGCTAAAGCCGTAGAGACCGGTCTTGCGTTGGGTGCAAACGTTGGTGCTGGAATCCTGTCCTTTGCTAGTGACACAACTGTTCTTGGTATTGGTGGCGGTCAAGCACTTATTGGTGAAGGAGCTGCGAGAGTAGAAAATCTCTTTCGTGGACAGAGTAATGAGAATTTTGAGAGAACAGTACACTTGGGTACCAGCCTGCCTGAGTTTACAGTAAGCACTGTTGCTGGTATTGGAAACGCATTGCAAAACCCTCGCGGTGTAGGCAAGCTTATCGGTGGTTATGCGATTGGGAAAGTATTGCCTGGCAAGACGATGGTTGTTCCTCAAGAGTTTGCTGGTGTTAAAATGGATCTTGTTGGTAAGTATCTTAGCCCTGCTGATGGAGCTCTTGAATTCTTTGTGAAGGGTGGTAATGTCCAAAAGCTTCGTGGTGGTGGTATTGCCACGTTTCAAGAAAGTATTATTGCTAAAGAAGGAAAACCATATCCTCTTATTGGTAATCGCGCGAGGTACGAAATGGAACGGAGTGCAGAACCAAGCTTCTTGAATATACAGCTTAATAGTCAGAGCACTATTGCCGAGCCGTTTGGTAGTGGTTTTGGTAAGATTGTTGATGTTGCGAAGCCAGCCGAAGGAGGAGGTAGCATAGGAACCGTTGTTACAATGAGGAACTTGTTTAAGCAACCAGGAAAAACAGAGTACAATCTTCTTTCGCCGCGAACAATACAGCAAGTAAGTATTACTCCTGCAACAGTGATCATCAAGAATCTAGATTATGCCAAGTACACTCCTTTCAATGCACCAAGAGATTTCTACCTTACCCCCCCAGATCAAAAGATCTTTACACCACAACAGACCAAAGTTGTTACGAGTGTGCCACAGAGTCGTGCCCAACCGCAGTACGGTTTTCCATTTACGGATATACCAAGACTTAGTGCACCAACAACTTTTCCTTTTTTCAAACCTATACAACAAAATAGAAATGTTAAATTACAAGAACTTAGTCCCGCAGCATACTTGAAAAAGCAAGATCTTCTTGGTGCACAACAGAGCGTTGTTGATAATCTCTTTCAACGTAATGAACAGATAGGATCTCGTGGTATTAGTGGTGGGTTGTTCTTTGACAAGTTCACCCCAAGAGTGTTACCTGAAGACGCTAAGACAATTAATCCATTAGGCCCGCAAGAGTTTACTATCGGTAGTGCTGGTACAAAGCAGTTTCAGAATACTGGTATGGGATATGGTGAAGTACCAGAGCTTGATGGAGAGCTTGGTGGTCTATTACCTAGTCCGCGAATTATTAGTGAGAAAAAGATTTATGATGTAAAAACATTGTTTGGTAAGCCACAGAAAATCTTTGGTAGTCCAGTAACTTCTCAAACAAAAGTTAGGTTAGTAAAGATAGATGTTATTTCTGATAGTATTGCTAAAGGTCTTGATGATTATTATAATCCGGTGGTTGATAATCGTGGGCGTGTTATTGTAAGCAACAAGAAATCGTTGAGTGTTCCCGATGAGAAGTATGGTGCACTAAGTGCTGATCGCGCAGTATCATTTCGGAGTCTGGTGAGAACCACTGAGCCGGTGAAGCCATCAAAGAGAATACCCGAACCGGTGATTGAAGATCTCTTTGTCATACGCAGTGCTGCAAGCAGAATAAAGTTTGACTTCCCCCGAGGAGAAAAACCGTTCAGTGATATAACCATTACCAAGCCAAGCTATGAGCTAGACATATTCACACCAATAAAAAAAGATATTCTTTTGTCAAAAGAATTATCATTCAACATGAATAAAGCACTCGTTGCTAATCGTCAGTACAATAAGAAGACTTTACAAACATTTACTGATGTGACAGAAAATCTTGACCGATCAAAGACACCAGTCAAGAGTTTTGTTTTCAGTAAAGAAGGCAGTGGTAGTATTGTTACCGGTATCTATCGTCCTAGGGATACTAAGCTTTCTTCTATTGATGCAAGTGGTAAAATACCAAAGAAAATTATTGATACAACAAAGTATGGTGGAGGAACTAGCGATCTTACAAAGCAATATATTATTGCTGTGAAAGTGCCTAAGAATTTAATTAGCTTTACATTAAAGAATAAGAAGAAGACTCCTATCTTTAGTTTGAGAGCTCCTAGAGAGTATTTTATTATTAAATCTGAAAGAAAGTTCTTGTCGCCAAGAAAAGCAGAGAATCGAAAACAGACCCCGCGTTCTCAGATTAGAAAAGAGACATCGGAGAGTCTGAAGCCTACTAGTCCAATCGGTGGTAGTACTGCGTTTCAGGATAATGTTGGACTCCGACAAGTTTTTCAGAGTCAGAAGTCTATTACTGATCAGACTCCTAATATTGATTTGAGTGGTTATGAGTATACTACAGTGAAGCCTGGCGAGAGGGTTGTTGTTGGAGTGAGAACGTTCCGTACTCCTGTAACAAGGTATTATCCATCGTTTTTTAATACTGGTCGTTCCTTTGCTGAAGAACCATCTTCTGCTACAAGAACGGAACCATCTTTTGCTACAAGAACGGGGTTACAATATTCTACTAATAATGTTATTAGTACTAAGAATGTTTTTGTTCCACAATCAAACCTTCTTAATGACCAGCGCACGAGCATGAGAAGCGTCCAGAATAGTAGTAGTGTTACTCGGCAGAATCAATTTAACATTCAAAAAAACATTCAGAGTAATATTCAGCAAAATGTTCAGAATAATATTCAATCGAGTGTTCAAAAGAATATTCAAAATATTTTACAACGCAGCATTACTTCTACGAAGAATATTCAATATATTTTACAACGCAGCATTACTCAAAAACCCCAGACACAAGATAGTATCACTATCGATCAAAAAAGAAGGAAATTATTAGATGCTGAAGGGTTTGATGTCTTCTTGAAGCGTCGTAAGAAGTTCTTACGAGTCGCTAGTAATCTTCCTCGTGGTCGCGCCCTCCTCGCTGGTCAAACAGCGGCGCTTGGCGGTCTTGGCGCGAGATTTAAGCTCTTGCCGAGTGGTAGGACTACTGTTAGCGATATTGATGCGCGAATCAATGATAAAGTTTTTCGCTCGTATAAGATACAGGCTGGTAAGCGAATACCGTTAAAGGATGAGTTCATTCAGCGTCGCGGACAACGTTTGGTTACTCGCGCAGAGAGAACAGAGCTAACCGCTTCAAAGAACAAAGGAGGGAGATTTTTATGGCGATAAAAAAACAATCTGATTATTACTCAGCATTGAAAAAGATAATACCGCAAAGCGATGCAGAAAGACAAAATATTAAACTTGCACTGAGAGAAGAACTAAATAAAAACGCAGAACAAAAGAAACTATCAGGTAGAAGATATAACCTGAGATTTACACCGGTTATTAGAATTCAAAAGATTCTTCAACGAACAAACAAGTATTCTAAAAAACGTCTGAAGCAACAACTCAATCCTGGAAAAAAAGAATACCCTCTACCAGAACCAATTATTAATCCTAAACGAATGACCTTATGCGAAGTAAAAACAAGATTTTTTGGTCGTGGAGGCTCGCCATGAATCGACGAGGTACTCTTATCATGTATGGTATTATGATGGCTTTTCTAGTATTCATTACCGCTGTGGTTCTTATTGAGCCATTAAAAGATGTTACTGGCATTGGAAGAGACGTTAACCATCTTGACTGCAACAACACTAGCATTAGCACCGGTGACAAAATGAGCTGTATCGTCGTCGATAGTTTCCTACCGGGATTCCTTCTCGCTTGTCTTGCTGTTGCTTTCGCGTACTTTGGCATTAGAGCTCTGCCGGAACAACAATGAGACTACTAATGATCTTAGCAGTAGGACTATTACTGACTAACCCAGTACATGCGACAATCATTACTGGTGGTACTCCAGAAGCAAGAACGACTGCCAGGACTATCATTATTAATAACAACATAGAACAAATCGTGTATCGTATTGATCTTCAGCCTTATAATCATAAGTATTATGATGCTTATGCTTGGTACAAACCACGACGTATCAGTATTTACCAACAAACCTGGCAACGAGAGAATTATATTACTATTCTTAAACACGAACTAGGACACTTAATCTGTGAAGAACAAAGACTCAACAGATACAATTACGAACACAACGAACAGTGCGCTGACCGACAAGGAGAACAACTGCGATGAAAAAGTATTTCCTAATCGTTATTAGTGCATTATTATTCTTATTTACGATTCAAGGAAGTATTGCTGCAGCACTAGGTGATAACCTCATTATGTGTTATAGTGCTGACGAAGCAGTCGCTAACCAGAACACTGTAGTAGGAAACTTTGACTTTACTAGCGCGGGATCGCCAGGCGTTAGAGCGGGAAAAGTAGGAGCGAATGCTTACGATGCCCCAAACGATGATAACACAAACTTCCGTTATGTTGCTAACCAAAGCCAGATACCGATTGGTGATACAGACTTTACCATTGTAACTTGGCATCTTCTTGACTCTGTTGATGCGGGAGCAAATCAGTTCTATAGCAGTCTTGGCAGTGTACAAGCTGATAGTGCAGCAATGCTTTATGTTGGCGTTTCAGGTTTGAATAATCCCATTACTTTTGCAGATGGCGGTGGGAGTGACACAATTATTGGAGTCAACACTACTACTGCTGTTTGGTATCATAGCGCCGTTACTTATAATCATAGCAATCGCAATATAACTACTTACTTCAATGGTACACAACGATTTAGCAGGATACAAACACTACCGCTCAATAGAAGCAGCAACACTTACTGGATAGGACAATACATTAACAATGCTAGCTTCGGAGAATTTGACGGTGCAATCGATGAAGTAATGATCTTCAATGCAGCACTCACACCAGCAGATATCAGCTTTCTTTACAATAGTACAACGGGAGTAAGCTGCAACTATGTCTACGATACTAGACTACCATCTAACAATTTTACACTAATAAATAATATTACGAACGCCACTATTGGAACATTATCGTTCTGGAATATCTATGGCAATCTCACCTTTACCTATTTTAACATCACAGATACTGGGTTCTGTGTAGCATATACTGGTAATGGAACGGGAAGTAACTGCACAGGGGGTAGTGGTACAAGCACGTTCTTTAACACTTCAGTAACACAAATAATTACTACTCCAGTATCAATCAGTCAAAGTGCACACCAAGCAGTTATTAATCTCCAAGCATTACGCCTCTTTCTCAACACCACCATCAGTAGCTTTAACGCTAGTAACAATGGGACAACAAACACGACAAGTACTGGCCAGCTTATCATTAAAGCTTTAACTGGTTCAAACACTATCACAATTCAGGTCGCTGGTAATTACTCAGTTAATATTACTTGCACTGTTCCAGGACCATTACAAACGGTTAATTGTAACGCAACAGGAATATATGACACGCGCTTAACTGTTGGCGCGAACGATGGCATCACCTCGCTCAATGATTTCACAGTTCAGGTTTTTAATTCTACACTTGGCGGGACACTGTATACTACTGGGTCAGGAAGTAATAACAGCGTTGTATTGCCGTTGTTACGAGGGTATAATTATTCTATTAATATCACGAAGAGCAGCTATCGTTCTAACGCGACCAATCGATTAATTCTTGGAGCTAATGACTCATATAATGGTACACTTCAAGCACTCACTGTTGGACTATTATTTCTTGATGAACAGAACAGAACAATAATCACAGGAACAAACATTCAGTTTACGATTGTTGATGCTAACAACACAGAAACCAATTATAATACTACGAATGGTCAGAGCAATATTGTTGGTACATTACCCGCTGGTGATTATACAATCCGTTATAGTGCTAGCGGTTATAGTAGTAGAGAATACTATTTCACTTTGGGGTTCGCTACACAAAACCTGTCGTTGTACATGATCCCTAGTACCTTGTATACTCCTGGTATTGTTGAGATCAGAAACTTTGATACCAGTCTTGTCATAGGAGCGATTATCAAACTTAAACGATCTTATGGTAATAGTAGTATTCCTAATGTTGTTGAAATGGCCACTACCGGGACTGATGGTAGTGCTACAATGACTGCTGAAGCGGTTACTGGATTCTATACGTGGGAAGTAGTGGTTAATGATATTACACGGTTTAACACTACGACGCCAGAACTCTTACTCATACAGGCTGATGGCTTATGGTATCGGACGTTTGGTTTATTTGCTAATAATACTGATGCCGTGACACAACAGACGGGGGTATTGTATTATTTCACTCCGCAATCAGCAGTTACTAATGGGACGATAGTAACGTTTGGTTTTAATATTACAAGTTCTTACTGGAATATCACGAGTTGTTCTCTCGTGCTTACTAATTTGACAAATGGAGTTATCCTCGGGTCGAACTCAACATTTTGCACAACCAGTACTGGACCAACTATCACAATAAATCTCCCGCAAAACGGTACTATCATTGCTTCTGGTACGATAACAACAGATACGTTCATCAACACATATAATTGGAGCTATCCCATCAGCAACGCTTATGATTCTGATTATAGCCTGTATAACTGGGTTCAAGATGTCAGAAGCTTCAACAGTAGCGGGTTTAATGATTTCAGCAGATTATTCCTCGCGTTCATCTTCATCGCAGTGATTACTTTAGGAGCAACAAGCAAGTTCGATGCTCTCAGCTCGCCAGAAAACGCTCTCATACTGGTCCTTGGTCTTACACTGATCGTAAGTTATTTAGGATTCTTACGGATCACTACTATGACTGGTGCGCCAGAAGTAATACAAATGTATATCGTCAGCCTTCTTGTAGGAACAATCACTATTATCACAGTATATCGTAGGTGGAATGTCACATGAGCAAGATGATTACTTGGTTAGGAATGATGAGTGGTGTGACACTATTATTTTATTTCACCGGGCTACTCCAGAACACGCCAAATAGTGCACTATTAACGCTAGCACTTAATCCTACAAATTTCAAAACGACCCCACTATGGCTATCAGTTTTCGGGGTGCTCGGACTCTTAGCAATGGTCGGTCAAGTCGTGAGCGTCTTCTTGAGTCGTAGCGTTAATAGTGACTTCTGGATACTTGGCCCTATTGCTACCATCTTCTTTGGCTTCGGATGGGACTTCTTAAGCATTTACCAAACTATTAATGCCACTAGCGCTATTGGTGGCGTGATTGCAGTTCTTATCTTCGGGCCGCTGCTCATCATGTATTTTGTTAGCGTTCTTGAATGGTGGCGTGGGGTGAATCCATGATCACACCACAAAACTATCTAGACTTAGGCAACATCATATTTAATGAGTTATTTGGTAGTGTTATACTAGCACTCTTTGTTGGTATCACAGTCATTGCTTATCTTAGCTTACAACATCGTGCTCCTATAGAAGTCACCATTACACTTATTATCGCTTTTTGTTTAATGGTCATAGGTTATGCTTATGATGTCTTATTGCTCGCATTAATTGTACTGTTCATCGGAGTATTAGGTTATGTCTCTATGAGTAAGGTGGTGAAACGATCATGAAAGTATTTGATGTACTACGAAAAGTTGCGACAACTAAAGCATTATATGCTCGCGATCCTAGATTAGGACCTAGAGAAGTTGGTGATAAACAACTCGATGGGCTTGAACGACAACGACAAGCACAGCTCAATGAAGAACGGAAACGTTATTTGCGACAACAAATAAACAATTATCAACAACTACAGTCTCGTAAGGCATTTGATGATGGGATTAATCATCTATCGCCTGATGAGCAACAACGACACACATTCAAGAAACCGCCAGTCATGCGGTATTTTGAAAGAACACGCCTGTAGTGACCGGGTGGAGGTGAGAAAAATAAAATGGCAGAAAACAAAACATTGCTTGGGATGCTAGTAGTAGGATTTGTGTTACTCATATTGGGAATTGTTTTCACTCAGATGATTGCTAATTCTGTAACAAGTGCTACACAAGCAAATACCATAACAAACGAAAGTATTAATTGGGTGGCAAATGGTGCTACCGTGAGCTTGACGAAGAATCAGCTGGACAGCATTACCAGTATTAAAAATAGTACTGGTGGGTCATTGTTGACTGCTCCTGCGAACTATACGTTTAGTTTATCACAAGGTACTGTTACGAGTGTTAATCGTAATGGCACGTTCTTTGTGACGTATATCTATCGGGACGTTGGTGATTCGACAAGTCGTAGTACTTTAAGTTTGGTTGTGATTTTTATCGCACTGGCGGTATTGCTATTTATCATAGCAATGATGAGCCCTGGCTTTAGAGAAATGATGAACATCTGATTGTTGAGAAGTTTTAGTGTACATCGTTTTTTATGAAGTCATTTCTTTTTTTATTCTTTTTTATTACTGGTGAATGATGAAAAAGAAATTGTGTCGTTATTGTGGTGGTCAAACAAGACTCGATGGTAGACCTTGCCCTTATTGCAATAACGGAATGATAAGATGAACCCCATTAAACCGCGATACAGCCAAAATGGCGAGACTTTTTTAAGAAAGCGTTGTCAAGCGTGGCTAAAAGAAAAAAGCCGCCATTGCCTTAAACAATCAGTTATAGCTGGTTACTGTATCCAACACTGGTGAACCACGGCTTTTTAGGAAAGAGTTTTTAGGTAGCCTGGCAGTGGTTCATACAATTCTCCATGTGCAATCAAGGTCTCCCATGCTATATCAGGCCATATCTTTTCTATAGAAATAATATCGCGCATGCCCTTTTCACCATCATTTATCCACGAGAAAAACCTTTCCATCTTATCCTGTTTTATTTGTTTTATCTGTTTTATCGTGTTTGTACTCTCTACTATACTAAAAATATGATCTGGAACAGAGTAGGACCCCGGTAAAACAGATAAAACGGTAAAACAACGCTGCTTCGGCAAACGCTTCAAACCCAAAACAACATTAAAACTCGTAGTACTACCATCAGCCTCCCGAACCCCAGACTTATGCATTTCCAACCCCTGATCTTCCAAACTAGTACGGAACTCTTTGTAACTAATACGTCGTAACTTTCGCTCAGAAAGAAAGGACAAATATTCATTATACAACTCCCCATAGCGAACACTACTATTGGTATCACGATCATACCACAAATCAAGATACTCCTTAAACGGATTGCTATTAGCAATATACTTCGCCTGACGCTCCTCAATCGTCCCTTCAGTACTAAAATTACCACGCTGCAATAACGCAGGCAATAAACTAAGACATTTTGTTAACAAACAAGAATATTCCTCATCAGTAATACGATTGCAAACATCCTCACCCTCGGGGAACTCATGCGGGAAGTTAATGATAAACCAACGACGGTACCATCCCCTGCTATTATCAGTACTGGGGGGGAGCATGTTTGTCCCAAGAAAGAGTTTTGCATAGTTGTAACCAGTGAAGCTATTCTTTCCTTTTCCTTCAAAACTCACCGGGTCTTGCCCGCTAAGGCTTTTGATGATCTCTGTGCTCTCTAGTGCGTGGTGACTTGTCTCCCCAACATAACAGATAAGCTTCCGATAGAGTGGATAGATTGCAAAGTCATTACCACTTAATTTTTTTAGGCTGACGCTACTCTTGTTGTTTCCACCAAGAAACTTATCAATGATTTTGAATACTCTGCTTTTCCCATTACTGCCGCTGCCAACAAAACAAAAGACACGGTGGATAGGATACTCTCGATATAATGTATAGGCTATTATCTCATACATTGTATTGAGTAATTCTTTGCCGATCCAACTCGTAATTAATTCATCAAGTATTGGGGTGTTTGTTGTCTTCCCCAGTTCCCAAGGAATAGGATTGGTACTAAAATATTCTGGTGTGCTCTCGGTTTGTTCCATTGTCTTTATATTAATAATTTTTGTGCTACATTGGATCATTTCTAGTGGTAGTTCTTTGGGTTGTTTTTGTCTGCCTACTTGTTGTAGTGCTTTGAGTAAGAGGTTACTGTGTCTTATGCTAGTGTCGCCAACTAATTCTAGGGTGTGGTGGCAAAGGTTTAAGATGTCAGTCTCGTCTTTCTCTTCCCAGCTTTTTTTTTGGTGGTTCCAGACCCACCATGTTTCTGTTTGATCAAAATATATTGGGTTGTGTTCTATTATGATTTCTGCTCCTCGTCGTAACCATTTGCCTTTCGCTAGATTAATTTTTAGTTCTTGTCTTGTTTCCTCGATGACTATATCGTTAGCGATACTTTCTACTGTGCCAACAAGGTTGACTGGTATCTTACTGTTTTCTATTCTCTCCTTGATATTCTCGCGTACTTGTTCTTGTGCTTCTGTTGCTCGTTCGATGGTGCTTCGTTCTATGAGTGCTCCTTGGTATTGGCAACTGTGGCATTTGTCTGTATAGTCGGCGCTTTCAGTTATTTCAGCACATGATTGGCATATGTAAAATGATGTCTTTGTTATTCCGGCTTCTAGTTGTCGTGCTTTTATTTCGTCGTAGAGAGTCATTGTGGTATGGCTTCCGGCATTAACCATTATTTAAATTATTCTTTGTAACTAAAGAATAACTAAACAAACATTTATATACTTCATTGGTTTAGGGAACAACTATGGAAAACAGTTTCACAACAAAAATAAAACAATTCGGGAACGGCTTAGGAATAAGAATACCACTAGAACAAGCCGACATCTTCAACTATGGAGAAGGAACAATAGTCAGAGTAACTATCGAATTAGTAAAAAACGGCGAGGTAGAAGAATGACACTCATCACTCTGGTCAGTGGATTAACACTCAACAACATACAGATCACGGCAATTGATCAAGGATTCATCACAGTGTATGAGCCAAACGCAAAGAAAACAATCAGCTTCCCCAATCACATGATCAGTAGCATCATGTGGGATAAACAAGAAATCCCCTGGGAGATTCCGGACGATGACCTATGACCACTCCACCCAGTAATAAAAGCAGTAATAAGGATGGAGCACCTCACGGTCAAGGAGCGAGCGAGATTCCCCGCTCCTTGACCATTTCATTCCCAAAGACACAAACAATACAAAATCTCCATGAATGGTATCGTTTAACATTACGACCCATCAAGCTTACACGAAGTCATCCTACAAGACGTACTGTCATGGGTGGCATCGGGAGTGTGTATGAATGAGCATAACAAGAGAAGAAGCAAAAAAATTCGAGAACAAGTACTTCAGTATTGATGTCGGCGAAAGCTTACAATTAGTCATTACTGCTTGGAAGATAGAAGATCGTAGTTTCAATAATAAGCCACCAACTCCAAAGCTCATTATGCAAGTAGTGAGCTGTGACGGTCAGCCTGTTAATAAAGAATGGGAGACTGGTAACAGAAAGCTTATTGACCAATTGTTACCAATGATGTTTAGTGCGCAAGAACATCAGAAAGGTAGTATTGTGGTTCTTGCAATGCAGCCAAAACAAAACGAGTTCCACATCACCAAGCTAGGAGAGGCATGATGGTTGTTGTCTTATGGGAATAGATATAAGCACGACAATATTTATAGGTATTTGTAATGGCATTGGCACTGCTATTGGTAGTTATTTGGCTACTAAGTATGCGATACAGCGTTTAGAATCTATTAGTAAAAGGATAAAGGCAATAAATGGTGATGGTTCATGAGAGAAGCGCATGTTCATCTTGGTCGTATTGTTTATAATCTTGAGACTATCAAGAAGAACATGACTCGGTATAAGAGTTATCCTGATGTTTTGAAGATGGTTGAGAGGAAGAGGAGTATTTTGGAAGATGAGTTCTTGTATGTTTTGCAGCTGGAACGTCTTACTGGGTACAGCGAGACCTATGCACTCTATCATAATTGGTATAAGCAGTACAAAGGGGTAGAAGAACTATGAATACTAAAAAGTGCCCGGTTCATGGTGATGCTATGGCACGGAATACTCGCTATATAGACTACTGCGAATTTTGCAATAAGGCCTACAGCAGGAGGAAGCCACAGTTTTGGAGTGTGAAGGTATGAATGAGGTTATGAAAGTTCGGGTGGTATCGCGGTCGTTTATCACAGATATTCTCGCCAGTATTAGGAACTTCATGGGCTTGCGGATCAATCAGTATGAGAAGATGATCCAGAAGGCCAAAGATGAGATATGGCAAGAACTCTCCACTGAAAAGGTCAAGTTGAAGTGGTATCGCTACGAGATTAGTCAGCTCACGAATGGGGCAATGGTGGTCATGTTATATGGTGAACATTCATGATATGGCGCATTATAATTCTGATGATACTGTTATTTCTTAGTTTCGGTGCTGCAGTTCATCAGTCGGGACAAACACCTGATGAGTTTACTAATACGAAAAGTAAAGTTTCATATTCCTATATAATGGCAAACTCCAACATTGATGATATGGTGAGCAATGTCAATATTACCCTTCCAGTGAGGATTATCTACAAGTATGCAGATTTTCTTATATTTACAACCATTGAAGGGGGAAAATATGCAATGGATTATGGTTATGAAAATCCAGAATATAACTATTTATTTTTGGCAAAAGTACTCTTTTTTTTCTGGATACTGACGGCAGCAATACCCATAATCTACCTTGTCGTATTCATCTGGTATTGCTTCGCAGAACTATTCAAAGCACTCAAGAAAATCAAAGAAAAGAAGAGGCAAAGATGATTTATGATAGCTACCACCCAGAAAATTAAGCCATTGTTTGTGTGGCAATGCAACAACTGTAAGAAGCTGTACAAGACTATCTCCGTGGCTCATAAGAAACATGGAGATATTCACGAATGGGGCGGTTACCAAAAAGTAAAGGTGATTCAATGATACAACTATTGAAAGATTTCAAAAACAGTTCTACCTTTTCTGGTTGCTTTTCTGTTATACATGGCAAGTTCTTCAACACGTCGTTGAGCCAGTTCTACACTATTAAACGTCATACCAGAAGCTTTTCGTTTCATAAAGGTGCCGTATGACTGATGAACTATTTAAACTTATTGTTTGGGCATTCTGTATTTGTCTGGCTTTTGGTGTTGGTTGGTGGGCGGGTGAAAGAACAGAACGATTTCAATGGCAGCACCATAAAAAAACCTTATATGGTTGTCCTTCATGTAAACGGAGAAGTATTATACTACGATACGATGGAAAATATGTTTGCAACTTTTGTGCTAAAGCATATTCAATTCATGAGGTAGAAGAATGAAGCTCTTGTCTGATGAGTTGAAAGCAAAGATAGAGACTGCTTGTCATACTGCTGGTGAACCTGATTGGGACGGTGAGAATTGGGTTGATATGCACTGGAAACAATTAGCTGAATACATCATAAGAGAGGTTGAAAAAGAATGAAGTGGTATTTTGTTCCTATCATATTGTTCGTCTCCTGGGCTGTATACCACGAAACAATGCGAGAACTCGAAGAAGAAGGTCTTGTCAACCGCTACTCTATGCCTGATGATTGGTTCATATGGGATCCGCTTGCAAAAGCAGTATGTAAATAATGGACCTCGATTTATAACCAAATAATGTGGGTGGTCTATCGTCGAGGATAACCCCTCAAAAGTAGGGTAGGGTATTGTTTGCAAACAAGGAGCGTGTAATTTGAAAGTTTGTCTATATGCGAGAGTGAGCACGGATGATCAGAATGTAAGGCAACAACTGGATAAGCTCAAAGATTACGCCGAGCGTATGGGTTGGAGTGCTGTGTGGGCTGTTGCTGATGAAGAATCTGGCCGCCTGCCTTTGATGGAACGGAAGAAGTTCAAGAAGATCCTTGATAACTTATTGTCTTTTGATGCGGTGGTGGTCTATAACATAGATCGTTTGACGAGGAATTGGGAAGATCAGGCAAGACTTGAGAAAGAGTTTAGTGGCTCATGCAATCTCTTAAGCATGAGTGACAGTGTTGACTTGAGCAATGCAAGCGGTCGTCTCATGTTTCGAATGAAGATGGCGGTGAGCTGCTACATGCCGGAAGACATGCGAGAGAAGCAAGTCATAGGGATCGAACGCGCCAAGAAGGAAGGAAAGTACAAGTACGGAAGGGGGCGACCGAAGCACTTAGGGCGTGGTCTACAGCCTACTTCAAAATAGAAGTATTTAAATAGTAGAATACTACTACTATACTAAGAAATAAATACGGCGGTCAAAAATGGTCAAACTACAGCATAACAAGCGACAATTTCATGTAACAATCCCAAAAGTCTACGTAGACCAAGCCGGATGGAAAAAAGGAGACAGCCTAACCATCAGCTTCAACGAAAGAGGCAACCTGGAACTTTCCAAAGTCAAGGCAATCAAACTATGAGGGTACTAATGATGTATGATAAGAATTGGGAGATTGATTCTCGAGAGCGGTATGAGTATTTTAAGTCGTTAAGAAAAACCAGAATGCCCTATTTCTTGTTCAAGTGGCAGCTTAATGGTAGTAAGTTCTTGGTGAGTGTTCTTGAGTTCTTTGATCGTAACTCTTAAATAATACTGTGCTAGTAAGTGAGTTATGGTTAAGCACCTTAATATCATTCTTGAAGATCACGAATATGAACTGTTACGACAAACAAAAGGACGACGATCATGGCACGACTTCCTTATTCAACAAGATAAAAAAAAGGAATGATGAACAATGACTTCATTACTGCACCGATTCAAGAAAGGCATTAAAGAAGTCACGCCGTTACAACAAGCAAAAGCCAAACGCTTCGGGATCCTTGGACAGATGGTGGGTATTCTCTTAGTTGGTGGTGCAGCAATACTTCAAGAACTCTATTGGTGGATACCACTCATCTTCTTTACTATCGCCCTATTAGTGATTGAGTTCATCAGTGTCCAACAACAATTCATGCTACTAGAAGAGATGGAGAAAGAACAATGGTAGACTTCGATCTTTCAGAAATAGACCAGTACTCATTGCTCATAGCCGTTGCTGCAGAGATCATTATTGTTCTTAGTGCGTTCAGTAACAGCTTTGGTTGGGATGCGTTCCCATTATGGTTGAAGATCGCGTTGATTGCTATTATTGGACCATTCACTTATTTCCTGGCGAACAAACTTATTAATGGTTAATTAGTATAGTGTGACCGTTTATGGATGACATCATTCCTACGACCAAACCAAAGAAGTCATTACCAGAGCTTTTGTTTCCGAAAAAGCCTTGGTACAAGAACTTATTATTGTATGACTGGCGTGATTATGTCATTTTTATGTTAGTGGTTCTTATGGTACTTGGTCACAAGTATGATACTGCCCCATACATAGATATCGCTAAAAACCCTTGTGACTATTGCGTCATCGCTAGAACTATACCGTTCAATCATAGTATGGAGGAAGGAGACAAATGGAGTACCCCGTTAACTGGTACGCTTACACTGCCGAACGTCTCGGCAGAAAGAGCGTTTTCCATCAACTAAGTGGTGAGCATCGGATTGGTGTTCATAAGGCCCGTACTGTTCTTGGTTCTCTTGGCGTGTTGAAGGTGGCTCGTGCTTCCCAGGTATCTCATATTAATATGTTGGTGTCTCATGGTTATGTTGATCGGGTAAACAAGCATTGGTTGCGGATCAAGAAGCAATAGTTCTTTGTTTTCTAATAACTTTTTTCTTTGCTAATAGTTTTTAGCATTTTGTAATGAGGTTTTCTTTGAAACAAACTCTTATATATTGGTTCTACAGCAACCCACCAAAAAATCCTTTACCGGAAAACAAATTGTATAAATGCCCCCGACCCCGATGACACGAAGCGGCTTTATGCCATGTTTTAGGCATAAAACGAAAGGAAATCAAGCATAAACAACCACAATGAACCCCTTTGAAGACCAAGGAAAGCAAAGCGCCTTCAATGAGGGCATGTTACAGATACAACGACTTCATTT